GAAAGAAAAGTATAATATATTAAGAAGAAGTTAAGAAGAAGTTAAGAAGAAGTTATGAAGAAGTTAAGAAGAATTTAAGAAGAAGTTATGAAGAATGAAACAAAGTTAAGCAGAGTAAAGGAGTTCCTTGATGAAAACGGCATCAAGTTCGTTACTTCTGAGAACGCCGGAAAGAAAGGTCATAGTGACTTATTCCTGCCTTCGTTCAGAATCTACATCAAACTTCAAGGTTATGATGATGAGTTGTTCTATAAAACCCACCACATAGGTGTGCATCCTATCTTCATCCGTGATGGTGAAACTCCGAAGTTTGTTCTTGAGAAGGTGCAAAACACCATCATCAAGATAATGCAGAAGAGACAGGCAGCATTTGAGAAACGTCAAAAGAAGTCGTTGAACTAAAAAATATAGATTATGGCAGTAGTAAATGTAGATTTATCTGAGTACGATGCAATACGTAAGCGCAACTCAGAGTTGGAAGAGCAAGTTAAGGAACTCAAGAAGTTAAATGAGTCCTTGAAAGGTGGCTCAAAGGTGATTCTTCGCAAGGAGACAGTTGTATTACGTGAAGTTGAAATTCCTAGTTATGACGATAGGACTTTGTTGCCAACTTACAAGCGCCGTACGTGTAGAGAAGTAACGGAATCATCTGAGTCCTATGTTAATTTTGAGGATGTACGTTAAAGGTTGAGCAGGCTATGAAAGATGAGATTAATCGTAGCATCTATAATAGAGACTTCGAAAGACAATCTTATGTTGACGCAAAAAATAAACTCGATAATGAGTGTAACTTGAAGAAAGCTGAACTCGAAAAGGAGTGTGATTTCGAATCAGAAAAACTTCGCATTCTTAATCTGCTCCCTAACGTACACAAATATGCAGAAGAATTGCATGATTATTTGGACAAGCGTTTTTTCGTAACTTGTTGGCTAATGATATCGTAAGTTTAACAACAAAAAGACAATAGTATGGGAAGTTTTATAAAAGAGCGTCTTATTTTTGCATACTGCTGGACGCATTCGACAGGTAGGTGTAAGGATTGCACTTGTTGCTACACCTTCAAGAAATGTAAGGACTTCGTAAATTCTTTTTGGAAGATACACCGCTACAGGCATTATCACAAGACAAAAGCGAAATATCCATGTACGCTTGTCGAGTTTAGGAAGGGAGTTAGACCATTTGATGCTTTTAATGAACGCATCGCTAAGATGAAAGAGAAGAATGGAAAGGTTGACAAAGGTAATGGATAAGTACTTGAAGGAAGCTGTCGCTGATAGGGATAAGAAGTCAGTTCTGACCCTCGTTGTCAGCAAGGAATGGTTCGATATGATTGCTTCCGGAAGAAAAACTGAAGAGTATCGTGAGATTAAGGGCTATTGGGCAAAACGACTTCTTCTAGTTCGTTCAGAGCTTAAAGAGTCGTTTAGAAATATGTCGAAAGATTGTGCTAAAAATTGGGATAGCATTAGTCCCGAAATGGCAAAATATCTTCTTAAAAGTCCATACTACATAACCGAATTATTCACTCACGTTCTCTTCATCAACGGCTACCGCAAGGATAGTCCACGTATCGAAAAGGAAATCGAAGGTATCACCATCGGCAAGCCTAAGAAAGGCTTATGCCCCGACAAATGGCTAGATACTGAGTTTTTTATCATTAAATTTAAGTAGCGTATGACTAGTATTAGAAAAGCTAAAAAGCAAATGAAGAAGGCTCGTCCCTATTGGGAAAGTCAAGGTTACAGGTTTAGGCGCAAGGCTAAGATAATCAGGTATTCGTTGAAGTCTTTGCTTGGTGATTATAGCACTAAATGGATATACTACTGCTTTGTTAATATGGATGGGCGAATACAAAATCACTTTCCTATCCGGATAGAATCAAAGAGATACAGAAAAAGCAGAGCCTAGTGCCCTGCTTTTTCCTTGTCTTCACGTTCTCGTTTCTCAGCTATAGCCTGTCTGATCCATTCGGCTTTGTTCCGTCCTAGGGATTCTAAAAACTCAAACGTTTTTTCGTTTACATGCGTCACAACCCTGTATATGAGGGCAGATGCGCCCTTGCTAGGCGCTCCGGCTCGCTCTCTGCGTCCACCCCACCCTGGATGCTGACTGACCTTGCATTGCTGAACCTTGCCCTTGCTATTGATGCGGAACTTCATTTTCAGCCGGTCATTTACCCAAACTTCAGCAATTACCGCATCGGGCGTCTGCTGAAGGGTAGATTTGGCGATGCCGATAAGATAGGCTTTATCCTTGAAGAAGGTCTCTGTCTCATCGAGTATCGCCCAATCATCGTAGATTATGATTCTTGCCTTTTCCATATCCTCAACCTAATATTGCCATCAGTATCGTGAATAAGAAGATAAAGATCACGAACCATTCCTGTTTACTCATGGCTTACCCCCTTTCTTCTTCTCTTGCGATGATAAATTTGAAGTGCTTTCACAACTCTGTGGTCTTCTTTCCAACCAAAAGAAGTTTTAATCACTCGTTCCAGCCAATACATATTTTTACCCTTGTCGGGTCCGAGAAGTATCTTCTTTACAAATCTTGCTTTCATTGCTTACCTCCTTTCTTGTCGAATTTATTGCCGATAACTTTTAGTTGCCTATTACGCAACATTCTCCCTAAAGTATTTGGGTCGAGAACAGGGTATTCTGTATCGACCAAACTAAAACTAGTGTTGCCTTGATTCCAAACTACTTCATAGATGCTGCCTGTATCCTCGTATTGTATGAGCAAATCATGCTCATAAATAGGAAATCCGTTACAATCCCGTGCGCCTGTAAATTGGCAGAGGGTGTTGGTGTCTATAGTAGGATTAATATTTCCTCTCGAAAAGAACTGACTATTAGCATAAGGTTTGCAATCTAACCACATTTCTGTATCAATTAGCTTTGCCTTGAAATGGATTTCGCTCATTTCTCCCCTCCTTCCTCGATTACTCCTATCGGTTTGATGTCGTTCACACTTTCATCCTCGGTGAAGAAGGAAACCTTCATCATGTCGCTCACGTAGGCCATAGCCACAACATCTTCATGTGCGTTCTTGATGATACAGATGTCTCCTCTTACCTCGTTCTGCATTTTCAGATACTTCACGGCTGCATCCTTCACCGCCAAAGGATTCATTTTCTTTGTTATCGTCTCACCCGACTGAGGGAAGACGAAGATAAATTCTTGCTTATTCATATTCTTAAAACTCAAATAATTCTAGTTGTACATATCTCTTCTTCGGGAGTAGATTTTCTATCTCCTTCAGTATCTTATCTGCGCTCTTGCAAACAGAACTATTCCGGTTGCGCTCTTTCTCTATCTGTACGTTAAGCCAATGCTTTGCCCAATTCAAAGCATGCTCAATGGCATCTTCCTGTGTCTTGAACCAATTCGTGTTGCTGAGGTTAGTTCCAAACGCCCCTCCTCTATCTGCTATCTTGCATACACCGAACTCGTTGAATAGAAATTTCTTTATCATTATTCTACTTCTTTTTCTGTTATTAAAAGCTGCTCCCAAATATACTCGTTCTTTAGGGTAATCTCGAAGAGGATTGGATGGTCCTCAGAAACCTCATACTCACCGCTAAAGGCTTGCTCGTATGATTCCAATACCTTCTGCTTTTTATCTGCCAACATTTCCTTTGCCTTTGTTTTGGTGGTATAAACTCCCAAAACATTTACCTCTGTGTCGCTATCGTTGCCATAGAGTTCGGTAAATACAAATACTTTCTGTTTCTTCATCTTACTCGCCCTCCTTCTCTTCTATATCAAACGAAACACTTTCCAACTCGCCTGTGCCTTCAAGATGTCCACTATCGTACATTTCTCTTGCAAGACGTTCAGCGCACTCCACCTTGTAGGTGATTCTCTCCACGATTTCTACTACATACTTCTTCATAATCAAATCCTTTCTTTTAAAATTAATACTAGTGGACGGATGGTACGTTGCAACCATCTGTAGCGGCTTGAATACCGCATTCGCCCTATATATAACAACAACAACTATTTTCTCTTCTCAAGACAAGTGCTCTTGTCTACGCTTACATCTCCTCTACAATATCCTCAAAACTCTTCTTTTTAATCTCCATGGAAATAAGACTGCTTATGTCTAGAACTTTCGTTTCCTCGTACTCTCTGGACGTAACAGAAACTATCTATCTCGTATCTGTCGCTATTGAACAGAGTATAGCTTGATGTAGGAAAGCGGAAAATGATTCTGCTCCAATCCTTTTTATCCAACAAATTTTTAACAACTGAATTAGTCATACTTGAAATGGTTTGTGAGGGAGATTTCTCTCCCTCGGGTTAAACTTACTCCTTCAACAGACTTTCTACAAGTTCTTCCTTTGTGGCGAAGACGTCTACACCCTTGGTGTATGTACTATCATGTTTTAATAAAACCTTACAGCATTCCCTGTCTTCATTCTTTTCAAGGATGACGCGAGTAATCGTCTTCTCAGCTATCTTGTTATCACGCAATAGGAAAACCTGTTGGCCAACATAGAAGTTGGTTTTAAGATTTGTCTTTGCTCGTTCCTGTACTTCCCAATCAGACGATAATTCCATACATGCGTACACTTCCTTGCCTTCTGAGAGGTCTTTGGTGATGTGCTCGAAGATTTCCTGTTCTGTAGGCTCTCGCTCTTCTCCGGTCTCTTCATCATCATTTGTTATTGTTAACCATTCTAGCGGCATAAGTTCTGCCGATAATCTTATCTATCTTTGCTTGCTGCTGATAATCTGTGCAGTCGGCAAAGTTCTCCTGTCCCTCATAGAAACGTGCTGCATTCTTCAGCTCATGGAGTGTTGCTTGGGTGTAGTCCTTGTTAGGATCAACTTGCCTAAGGTTCTCACATGTCTTGCAATACTCGATGAAGTCTACAAGCAAAGATTTCTCCTCGCTCTTGCTCTGCTGCATTCCGGCTCCAATAAGAGGTAGGGCAACTATCGTTGCCGCTACCAAAGCTATCTTAATTCTCTTTTTCATATCTTTACGGATTTAATTTCTTGTTTATCTCTTTCAATGTCTTGTATGTCTCCGGAAACAACTCCAAATGTGCTGCCATGAAGACTGCGCAACCAACTGCCTTTGCATAGGCTGATGTTGTTGTTTGATAGAGTAACGCCCTAAGTTCGCCATACTCCTTGTCTGTAAGTTCTAACTTAACCATATTACTCGTCCTCCATGTCTTTTGCTGCTCTCAGTCTGTAGCCTATAAGACAGCCGACTAAGAAGATTAATACATAAATTGTGATGTCCATAACTTAACCCTTTCTATATCTTATTTCGTTTACTGCTGACTGAACCAAAAGGCTTGAAACCTCGGTTGGCTCGTCTATAATATCAACAAAAGTGACTTCCTTCGTTTCGTTGTTCAGAAACTCCACATAGTCGGGATTTAGACGTTTATACACTATATATTCCACTCCGTTGATTTTTGTGGTAATTGTGTCATGGTCTTCTCTGAGATAGTCGCTTATCTCGTTGATTAGACTCCAATACTCTTTCAAAGCTAAAATTTTCTTCATTTTCGTTCCTTTCTTTTAATTGTTATACTTGTGCGGTCTCACGGCTTGAACGTGATGTGCTCCTCTATTCGCTGACCGCTGTCTTATCGTTTTAATAGTTCAACTTTGCTTTAATCTCTTTAAACTCCTTCAATCGCTTGTGCGTTACAGGAGTATCATCGTGGCTTGAAATACATTCCTCTAGAAGGATTATTCTATCGTTAATAGCTGATGTAATATTATATATTTCACCGCCTGTAAGTGTTATTGTCTTTTCCATATTCGTTTATTTTAATTAATGTTGTTATTGTAACTCTGAAGAATAGTTATCATACATATCCTTGCTGCGTCCAATATACTTGTAGCCTACCTTTCTTTCGATTTTGCGAAAATTTACGATAGTCCGTTAGGCGTGGGGAAGGGGCGTCAGCCCCGTGGGGGCGCTGCCCCCTTATCTCCCCACATTGTTACTTACTCATTTCATACACCCAAAGTCTCCCTTCATGATGCAAAGCGTAATGTTCTGCTTGCCACCTTTCATTGAATTGAGCGATAATCTTTGGTTCTTTCTCGGGTTCTGAGAATTCCTGTACTAAGATATACGTCTTCATGCCCTTGTTTTCTTCGTCTTTGAATACTCCAAAGTACTCTTCATAGTCTTTGAACACAAGAACTTGGACTTCCTTTCCTTTGTACGTTACAGGAAACTTCCCGATAAACTCGTTGTCTCCCCAATACTCTTTGATATACTCGTCACTATCCTCGTATATGCAAGGCATTATGGTTCTTTCTTCATCGATTTCGAACTTGTTGCCATTGTGATAAATTAGGCTACAAGCGATATAATCTGCTAACTTTGCCATAGTCTTTAATATTTTAGTCGTACAACTGAGCGATTACGCTATCGTACAGGTCTCTTGTCTTCTCAACGCTGCTTTCCTTCCAATGAAATGGATTCTCGTTTGCAGTTCTTCTAATTACGTTGGCTAATACCATAGCATCAGCCTTAGTCAATTCTAATAAACACATCTTTGTTGTTTCCATTGTCGTTGTTGTTAAAATGTTATACATACAAAGTGCAGGTGTACGTTTGCGCCCAACGTTCACAAGTTACATGTGACCTAACTCCCTTCGTTTAACGTCCGTGGGTTGACGTGTTTCGATGTTTCTCTAGTCTAACACGACTAGCGTTTTTACATCTTGCGTGATGAGTGTTTGAGACTTCTTTGTCTTGTTGCTTTGAGAGTTGCAACTAACTCGGTGTACGATGTCCTCGGTGTTTTGCCTGTATCATCCTCAGTGTTTTGCCTACTTAGCCTATTTGTATAGCGTTCGTTACTAGCCAAAATCTCTAAATGTGCCATTGCTACGCTGAAATCAAACTAACTTGATTTCGAGTGCAAAGATAAAGCATATTCTTTACTTTACCAAATATTCGGGCAAGAAAATGCTTTTCTTTAACGTTATTTAAGCAAAGGAACCACTTTACTTTAAATAATAATGTGTACCTTTGTAAGCAATAACAGAAAGCAAATAGTTTATATGGCATTAAGAATAAAAGAAATCATGGAAAGTAAAGGGTTGACCAACACAACCCTTTCAACGAGAATGGGAGTTACCAAACAAGCGGTAGGGCAAATGGTGAAGGCTGAGTCGCTGACAACTGCAACGCTAGACAAGATAGCTGATGCCTTGGGCGTTCCTACATGGCAGTTGATTGCGTCACCTAAAGAGGTGGCTACAGATATTGAGGAGAACAAGGGCGGCTTTTCTTCCTTTTCTTCCTTCATCCGCTACAAGGGCATCCACTACACGGCAGACACGCTCGATGAGTTCTTCAAGCAAGTTGATGAGTTAAGGATTATAGCGAAATGATTATAGTCCAAATTATCATGTGGCTCGCCTTCGGTGCAGTCTCACTCGTTTGTATAGCCTATCTCTTTAATGTGTTCGGGAAGGTGGATGAACTTAAGAAACCATCCATGAAGTATGCTGAGTGGCTCTTGCAACTGCTCATCGTGGTGTGCTACCTGTATTCGGTGTACACCTTCGGCAAGTGGCTGCAAGGCTTATGGTGAGGGCGTCAGCCCCACAGGGCATGGGGAGGGCGCTTGCGCCCGTGGGGGCGCTGCCCCCTTATCTCCACCGAGGATTCTTCACCCTCACCTTAAAAGAGGAACACACACAAGAGAGAACAGAGAGAGTACATGGAGAGAAAACAATTTCCCCAACTAGGAAAAAATATTTCTCCAAATAGGAAAATAGAAACCGAACCGCCTAAATCATCTTCTAAAAGCCTTAATCCTAGATGAGCGCATTATCTTGCACAAAACCATGAAATCTACGAAAAACCAACAAAATCGGCTCTAATCTGTCCTAAAAGGGCTCTTAAACGGCTCAAAACTCACGAATTTGGGAGAAATCCCGACCAACTGCCCGAAAATCGCAAAAATCGGCAGAAATGAGCGAGTTTAGTGTTGATTGTGGGTGAAAACCATTCAAGAAGGTAGAATAAGCCTAGTTAAAGTTTGCTAACGAACTCATTGCGTGCGTGCGTACATATTAATGCAAAACACCTTTTTTGGGTGAAAAGAATCTTCATTTATGAAATAAGAACTTTCTTTACAACTTGCTTTTATTCGCCCTTGGGAAGAACTGAAACTAAATTGCTTATAATTAAGCACTTGTCTTTTCTTTACAATAATCACGTTTTCTTACAAAATGGGGCTTCTAGAGGGCGAAGGAAGAGGGGGAAGAGGGGGGAGTTGCGACCAGAGAAAAAAATTGGTGGTTTTGGGCGATTTTGACCCACATTGGAACACGGCAAAACGGGACTTCAAATATTATATATTTGCCCTCGAAACATCAAATAATTGCAATTATGACGGAAATATTATCAAAAATCACAAAGAATTTGACCTCTTGCCCTGTACTCACGGACAAAAAGGAGTGGATATTAGGCGCTGCTGCCTTGGCTGGCGGTATTGCGTCTTCTCTCTTCGGTGCTAACAAGGCGAAGAAGGCGAATAGAAGGGCAAAAGCGGAGAACACGTACAGAACGAACGCTGAGAAGGCTTGGTACGACAAGAACTACAACACGGACTACCTTGATACGAAAGCGGGTCAGAACCTCATGAGAAGGGCGAAGGAGATACAGGACGAGTATGTTCGCAAGGCTGATGGTGCTGCTGCCGTTGGCGGTGGAACTGCTGCAAGCGTTGCGATGGCAAAAGAAGCAGCTAACAAGGCTATGGGCGATACGATAGCCAACGTAGCGGCACAGGACACGGCTCGCAAGCAGCATGTGGAAGATGCTCACCTTCAGAACACTCAGCAGTTGTCTAGAGAACGTCAGCAAATCGAGCAGCAGAAGGCGCAAGCCACTAGTGATGCGGCTCAAAATGCGTCAAATGCTATGTTTAATTTCGGTGTGAACCAATTGGGGTCAGAACTCAAAGGTGCTAAGGTGATGAAAACCAACGCTTTAGGCTCAAATGGAAAGCCAATTGATAACACAATTATAACACAACAAGACCGAACAGCTCATTCTGCCGCTACTGACCACTTGGCTGAGAGCATGATGACTCCCGAGGAGAAGATCCAATACCGATTGAAGAAGGCAGTTGGATTGTCGGGGCTTGGGTAGCAGATAGAAGGTGGAGCGGATGAGCAACAGGCAAGGTGGACGAGGCACAACAGGCGACCCCAAGACCCCCACCCCCTTCGACCACCGTTGCAAATTATAGTAGAATAACACAAATAAAGAAATTCTGCCCCCCCCACCCCCTTTTTCTGGATTTCGGTTTTCCGATTTTCCCCACCCCCTGAATTTTCGGGAAGTGTTAAAATGATTAAACATAAATAATATGGAAGTAAAGATAGGAAAAGGTCATTTGTCTCAGATAAGAAATCCATTCGCGTCTATCAATAATAAGATAACGCCAGATGTTTTAGTGAAGTTTCCAAAAGAAATGGACGAGCATTATAACCATAGAGTAAATACTAGAAGAGAGTATTGTGCTCGGTTGATATGCAAGGATGTAAGAGTCCGAAATGTGCAAGTGCAAGAAAGCAAGAACGAATCTGAGGAGTGTGGTTCTAGATTCTACTATTACAAAGAGACAGATAACGTCATTATTCCTGCATCATACGACGATATTATAAACCAGTTTTTAAAACATTAAAACGAAATAGATTATGACATTTGAAGAAGCAAAGAAGATATTGAAGAAGGAAGGTTTTCGCATGGTTTTAGCGAATAAAGTCATATACCAGAATGTTGCGATAAGAGAATTTGCGAAGCCAGAAGTTTGCGAAGCCATAAAGGTAGCCAATGCCAATAGATGGACTGTTGTTTTGTCTCCTATTGGATGGTATGGGCGAGAGTCTCTCTTGAAGAAGGAGCTTGAAGAGCATGCTAACGCACCTGTCTCTGGTAAAGAGAAATCAAAGAAAGGCAACCCTGCCCTTAAGGAAGCAGCTTCCCAGTTCAACGATGCCTTGTTGGATGAGCAGGCAAAGCAGATTAAGCATCTCGGCAAGGAGATTACACGGCTTAACAAGATTATCCGCAATAAAAACGAGGAACTTCGCCTTACAAAGATTCGTGAGAAGAATCTTGCCGAGAGTGCTCTCGCTTATAAAGAGAAGGTGATTGCAGAGAAGGACGAGGTAATTGCCGACTTGGGCAATGAACTGGCGGCTACCAAGAAGGAGTTGGAGGAGAAGAAACTTATGGCAAAAATGGTTGACATAAATGCAAAGTGTATGAGAGCTGCAAGAGAATCCATTAATGATGTTTTTGAGTCTTATGCGGCAAAATATGCGAAAAGCACTCTCGATGAATTGAAAGACAAAGCTTATGAATCCTTTAACGCAAAGGCTCATAAACTCGGACTCGTAGGAAGCAAGGACGGAAAAGGCATCCCAGACCAGATGATTAGGGTTGATATTGCAGAGGAACTTTCTAAAGTACTCGATGACGTTATAGACCAGATTCTTCTGTTTGGCGAAATTATTATTAAAGAAGAAAAATAAGCTATGACAGTAAACAATAATCAGAATACGCAGCAGCCTAGGAAGAAGCCGGTAACTATCGGCGGCTATCCTGAGGCTGTGCATGACCTGATGAGGGCGAAATATCCCGATTATGATCAGGTGATGAATGGAGGAAACGGAGGAGCCGCGGGGGTAAATGGCGGTGCTGGCGTTAACTTCTTCGGGAATGGGGGTGGTGCTACCGGTAAGTTTGAGGCTCAGCCTGTTCAGACTGGCGCAGCACCTGTTACAGACTTCACCAAGATGCCTAAGCAGGAAGAGTTCGTTCCGCAGGGAAGCGGTAATGCTAACCCTACCTTGGGACCAGTACAGACTCCTTACATGGGCGATGCAGCAGAGAACACTCCTCAGCCTCAGAGTAATTTTGAGGGAATGCCGCAGCCTTCTACTGGTTGGAATGCTGACGGAACACCTCGCTATGATACGCTTTCTACTGCTCTGAGCGGCTTTCAGATGCCGCAGGAACAGCAGGTTCCAGAGTTTGAGGCTGACCCTAAACAGAGGGATGGCGGCTTTTACAGTTGGCTCGGCAAGATCATTCCTAAGAGCAGACCGGGAATGCGTGAGGGTGAGACTCCTGACGAATATGACCGCAGAATCACTACCAACCGAGAGCGTATTGCAGCCTTTGCTGATGCTATTCGCCACATGGGAAACATCATCAACACTTCGAAGGGTGCGCCTCTGCAGGTGTTCAACGACCCTACTGACATAATGGAACAGGGTTATAAGAACCGCAATGCTCAGAGACAGAAACAAGCTGCCCTTGATGCGGATGCTGCCTATATGCAGTCAAACCTCGACCTTAAGAGTGCTGCTGCACAGGCAGACAAGGTTTATAAGGAGTATCTTATGAGGCTTCGTGGTGAGGGTAATCAGCTTGCCAAGGATAAGTTTGAGTACCGAAAGGATAAGGATGCGGCAGCTGACCAGTATAAGAAGGATAAGGATAAGCGTGACTTTGAGTATAAGAAGGGGCGTGACAAGGTGAAGGATGAGCAGGTTAGGCAGCGTCTGGCTATTCAGCAGTATAACGCAACCCATAAGGGGCGTGGCGGCGGTGGACGGTCAGGCAGGAGTGGTAGCGGCTCGGGTGCCAAGTACTGGTTTGAGGATAAGAACGGCAAGATGCGCTATCAGCCTAACAAGACCATGTGGGAACAGGAGTATTACCGTGAATACGGCAAGCTTCCGCAGGGCGAGACTTCTACTTCTACCAGTTCGAAGACCATCAATCCGAAGACTGGCGCAGAGGTAACGACCACCACAAGGAGAAAGGGCGCATCTGTTACCAGTCAGGCAGCAGCTTCGCAGAATGCGGCTAGGAATGCAAGAAACAGACCGAAGCCTACCGGTAAGTCGAAGAACGGCTATAAGAATACAAAGAAACTTGGATTATAAACATTAATATATAATATATGGCTGGAGATAAATTTGACCAACTTTATAACGCCTTGAAAGCCGATGGCGCAGTATCGGGAACTAGAGAACATTTCAGACAGTTCGTGTATGCGCCCGGCAAGCAGGGCTATCATAACAGAAAGCAGCTCTATGATGCGCTTTACGCCGATGGTGCTGTTTCCGGTAAATCGTATGAGGAGTTTGCGCAGCGACTCGGACTTCATGCAGCAAATCCGAATCCAAGGCAGCAGAAGCCAGTTCAGCCTGTCAAGAAGCTGACGATGAAGCAGAGAGCGCAGGAAGTCGCAGCTCAGTATCCGAAGCCAATGCAGCAGAATGCTCAGCAGCCTAGAACGGCTACTGCTTCGGGTACAGACTACATGCAGAACTGGCGGTTGATGCACATGCGCAACGACCAAATGACTCCATTGCAGCAGGCTCAGGCTAGTAATGCGCGCGCACGCATGCAAAGAGCACAAGAGCAGTCAGCACGTCAGGAGCAGCAGAGAGCTACCCCTATCAGCAGAAGCAGAATAACTCCTACTGCCAAGAACTTCAACGAGACGATGCAGCAGCTTTCTACTCCTGAGGCTAAACAGGCTAGAGCCAAGCAGCAGAGAGAGGATGATGCTAGAGCATTCGCCCAGTATGAGGTGGAGGGTAACAAGTTCGTAAGAAATGACGGCCAGACCGAAGGTATTTTGGGTAATGATCTGCTCGAACTTGTAGATTCTTCTATGAACGAGGCGCAGGAGTTGACACGTCAGCAGTATCAGCAGAACCTTGACAAGATGGGCGGCATCTATGCGCCTCAGTCGGTAAAGGAACAGGCTTTCCGTGATGCACAGACGCAGGAGCAGGTGAACCGCCAGAACGTTCTGATGAATAATCTCAGCAGCAAAATCAACGAGATTTATTCGCAGAAGGGAATGCAGCGCCATATTGCCGAGAGCGCAGAGAAACTGAACATGAGTGTAGAGGAATACGTGGACAAATACGTTACTCCTGAGATTATGAACTATGCTCAGAAGGCTCTGACGATGCGAAATCAGGAGGAAATCATGCCTCATGGTGCGCTTGACTATATTGCCAAGAACCTCAGTAACTCTATTATCGGTATGGTGGTGGCTCCATCTGTGATGTCTAGAGATACACGACAGAGATTGCAGGAAGGTATTGCTATTGCTGATGGTGATGCGGAGATTCAGAAGGTTGCCGGTCACAAGGATGAAACCTATCGCTCGGGAATCGGTACGAGATTCGCATCTACTGCCGTAAACATGGCTGCTGATTCTGGTCCGCTCGCCGTAATCGGTGCCGGCGCAAGTGCTGCCGTGAATACAGGAACCCGAGTTCTGACTAACGGACTGGTGAAAGCTGGCGTGATGAAGGCGGCACAGAAGCTTACCGCCCAACAGATGGCTTTCAAGGTGGCCAACATGACTACGGCACAGAAGATCATGTCGGGATTGGGAACCAGAACAGCAACAGGTGCTCTGAACCTTGCAGGATATTCGGGTGTAACTGCTGCTTTGAATCAGGCTTCTACTGGCGATGATACTTCGCTGCAGGCTATCGGCGAGGCTGGTCTGAAAGGTGCTGAGCATGGTGCGGTAACGGGTGCAATGTTTGGAGTTTCGGGAGCAATCATGTCTCCTTGGGTTTCCAAGTTCGGAATCACCGGCATGGAGAAGAGTACTGGCGAGCGGTTGCTTCATGGCGCGCAGAAGTTTGGTGCTACGGCTGCCGGTCTCGGCGTTGAGGCTGGAACCATGATGGTTGCCGACAACGTGACCGGCGACAAGGATATTTCCTTTGGTACTTGGTTGGAAGATGTTGTGATGGTTGGCGCATTCAAGGCTGGCGAGCCTAGTAACTTCGTGAAGATGGGCAATATTCTGCATCATCTTACTCATAATAGCGGTGGTAATTTCGTGATTGGAAAGAATGCCAACGGTTCCCCTATTGCCGTGGATATTCGTCTGACTCCTGACGAGAAGAATGAATTGATTTCTTCTGCATCGGGTAAGAATCTGATGGATGCTTTCGTAAAGGTGGACCGCGCATCGAAGACAGCCCCAAGAGACCCGAAGTATAAGACTGCTTACACGGATTTTATGAACGACCCAGACGTTTCTCAGAGCGCCAAGGAGAAGGTGAATGCGGCCATGGGATTGTTTAACACGACAAGAGGCAAAAGCTACCGAAGCGTGAACGACGTGAAGAACAAGCAGATTCTGGAATACACCAAGAACGGAACGCTGCTTACACGTACCTCTTATAAGAATGCCGATGAGCGTAGAGCTGTTCTTTACAAGCAGAAGCTTTATCGTGATAATGACGATATGATGTCGCTGATGGGCTACGCAAGGATGAAGGATATGCAGTTCATAGATGATGATGGAACTGTCACTAATCTAGCGTTTAGATTCCTTAAGGAAAACGGATATGACGAGAATAAGGATATGACAGACCCGAATAATGCCCGACTGATTAATGACTTGCGCAACCAGAAGAGTGCGCTCTATCTTGATTGGACGAAGTATGCAGATAAGAACGGTTTGCTTGGCTACCTCAGATCAGAAAGCAAAGGTTATACTAATAACTTCATGGCTTCTATCAAAGAACTTCTTGGTAAAGAAGGAAGCATTGTTATTGATATTGACAAAATCATGCGCAAGGACCCGATGAAGCGTACTGATGAGGAGAACAGAATCTTCTATCATGTGAAGAGAGCACTCGAAGATGAGCTTTTCCCTAGCTGGAGACCACACGCAGACCAGTCTGTCAGCCAAGGTAAGACGGTTGCCGAGGAGCATAGTCTGGGAACGGATAACCCGGATAGCGGCGTGGTAGTTGATGAGTTGCGCAACCTTCGCAACGCAGAGAAAGCCCTTGATGCAGCGATGGATAGCAACGATGTGTTCAAGCAAACCTTTGAGAAATTGCACCAGCAGGGCTTGACACCGGCACAGATTTACGATGCACTCATTCAGAACGGATTGATACAAGAAGAGTTGACCCCACTTGCCCAATATATTAATGCGAACGCTAGAGTGCAGGGTATGCAGCAGGCTACTGCTGATGCTATCAACGAAAATGTGAAGGATTTTGTTTCTGATTGGAGCTATCACGGAACCTTGAACGGTCAGCCGATGAATGGCAAGCAGGCTTTGTATGTGCAAGACAGCAGCGGAAGAACTCTTCTTGTTGGTTCGGGTGATGTTGCCTTCGACCAGACTACAGGTAGAGCCAAGGAAGGCAGCGGCGATATGCTCGTCTGCTTAGATCCTAATACAAAGGAAATGGTTTACGTGAAGGCAGACGAGGTTACTCTGCTCCAAAACCAGCCTATCGACCAGTTTGCTGCAGAATATCGTCAGAGATTGCAGATGAAGAACTCTGAGCCTTACAATCAGACGGCACAGGAGCAGGCGATGTTGGATGCTGCAAAGCCTCAGCCAAAGGAGCAGGAGGCACCACAAGATAATACCACAAAATCGGAAGATAGTACCACAAAAGAGGGTGATTTAACAAAAGTTGATACCACATCGAGCAAAGATAATACCACAAATGAGGACTTAGCACCACAAGAGCAGCCTCAGCAAACCCGAAAGTTTGCAGATGGCACAGATGTTCCTATGTCTACAGATAGCAAGGGAAGACCTACGCCAGACTATGCTAGTATGACTCCTGAGCAGAGTGCGGAGATTCTTACTGAGGATTTCGGGGAGAATGCCGAGAAGGTGGTGGACGGACAGATTAAGAAAGCTGAGAATGCTCTGAAGGATGCCGAGAAGATGAAGGTGGACTATACCGCCGAGCCTAACGACATCATGGAGCAGGAGGCTTTGAAGAATCAGACTGTTGAAGCTGCCAAGAAGCAGCTAGAGCACGCTCAGAATATCAAGAAGACTATGACTGCCAAGAAGGTTGCCGAGACTGTTGGCAGTACTGAACAGACTGAGGGCGCTCATGAGGCTGGCAGCGTGGCTGCACAGAAGTTTGTGAATGCACCTAGACTTGTAGGCAACAAGCGCACAAGAATGCTGCCTGACGGAGAGACAAAGATTAAGGGACACTATGAGATTGTTCCGGCTGAAAGTCTTACTCCTTCTCATGATGTGAATAACGACTATAAGAAATCTGAGGGATTCCCTACCGATGCTGAGGGCAGAACCGTGAACGATCGTGACTATGAGCACGACAAGGCGGCTCAGCAGAATACGGACCAGATTGCCCGAAAGTATAACGGTATGGCTATCGAGCAGGTGCCAGTGGTGTCTGACGAGGGCATCGTTTATGATGGCAACGGCAGAACGATGGCAGGACAGAAGGCTGCAAAGGAAGGCACGGACAGCGAATACATCAACGATCTCTTGGAAAATGCCGAGAACTTCGGCTTCACAAGAGAACAGATTGAGCAGAGCGGAATCGAGCATCCACGTCTGGTGTTGGTGACGGATGAGAGATTGCCATACGATGCAGCTACCTTCGCTAAGTTTAACCGAAACGAGAAGAAGACTCAGAGCAATACCGAACAGGCGGTTGCCAAGGCTAAGACCTTGACTTCTGACGAGGTAGGCGCGATTGTTGCAGAGATTGAGGGAAATGGTTCTCTTGATGCTTTCTTTAACAATTCCAAGGCAATAAATGACTTGGTGAAGACGTTAGTAGATAAAGGTATCATCGGACAGAACGAGGTGGCGCAGATGATGGATAGTCCTGAGCGACTTTCTGCACAAGGCAGGGAGTATGTGAAGAACCTTCTTTTGGGTTCAATCTTCAAGCCAGAGACTATCAGAATGCTGGGCATCGACTCTACGGTGAAGAATAAAGCTATCAACGCTATCCGCTCGGTAATGGACAATATGAAGCTGGGCGATTACTCTCTTCGTGATGAGATAGACCAAGCTATCCAGTTGCTCTATGAGGCAAGACAGGGTGGCAATAAGGTTGATACGTTGCTGAGAACACCAGACATGTTTGGTGAGGATGCAGCTAAGCGTTACTCTTCTATCTCTCAGATGATGGCTTTGGCCTTGGAGGGCAAGGTTTCTGATTTCAGAGATTTGCTTGACGAATACAACCGCATCGCTAAGGCTAGAAATACTGGCGAGGGCAATATGTTTGAGGCAGCTCCTACCAAGGAAGAGTTAATTAATGAGTATTTGAACTTTAAAAAATGGCAAGATTATGGAACAGGACATTCAGAAATTGAAGGAAGCAATGATGTTTCAGGCGTTGAAAAACCTCAACAAGAAGCATCAGGAGGAAATGAACCAGCAGAAGCAGGAACAGAACCAGAACGACCAAGAGTAGAAGAACCAGACGGCTTAGTAAACAAAGAACCTGAAAGTCGTATTAAAGTTACTGACGAGGAAACCGAAACTCCATCAAAGAATGGTCCTATCATGAAGCAGAAGATTCTGATTGATGGCGACAAGGAGGTTATCAAGGTTGATGAGCCTAACGACAAGGGCGAATACACTGGTTCATACTACGAGTATGATGGCAAGAAGTTTGGTGACCTGAATGAGGTTACTGAGTATATTGACAGCAAGAAAGAAGAAGGTCCTCTCCCACTCCTTCCAAAGGAAGAGAAGCCAGACCCTACTTTTGACCCGATTGCGGCGGCCGCCCAGGAATTCAAGAAGGAGCATCCTCTGACTGAGGAGGAGATCATGAAGGCTGACGTGGATGATGTGGTGAAGGATATGGCTCTTGATTATCTGAACGGAGAAGTGACAGATGATTTGCATCGTGCTATCTATGAAAGTATCTTTGCCAAGACCAGAGGACAGAAGACTGAACCAAAGGTTGAGGCTCCTAAAACGGAACCATCTGCTGACCCTATGGAGGGAATCAAGAATGCAGCAGAAGGATTCGAGAAGGAGAAGAAAGCAAAAACCGAAAAGAAGCCTCAGCAAACTGCTGACGATGCAGCAGTAGCGGCTTCAAACAAGAAAGTTAATGACCTTTGGGATATGCTCAAGAATGCCGGCAAGGATGAAATATCTGCTTCGTTTGTTGGTCTTAACTCTAGACAGCTGGAGGTATTGCCTAAGCTGGTGAGCGCCATGGCCGAGAATGCTTATCTGAGAATCAAGAGAGGTATGCACAATCTTGAAGACGTGGTGAAGGAAATGCGCAAGGAGTTTGCCCCTGCTGCCAAGCTCTTTAAGAAGGAAGACGTGGATGCTATCTATGAGCAGATGATGAATATCCGCTATCGTGATGGTGAGCAGCGCATGAGCTTGAAGGAATGGGCTGACTACTACGAGAAGACTTCGCCTAAGCATCAGGAGAATCTGGTGGGCGACTCAAAGACTGCCGAGGAAAGAAAGCTGGCTGAGAAGAAGTTTATTGATACCGTGAACCTACAGTTGGGCTTCAAACACAAGTTTAACGGTATTGTTGAGCTGAGAAAGATAGCTGAGAGAGTTGGTTTGAAGGGCATCAAGGACACAGACCTTCAGGAACTTGCAGAAACAGCTATTGTTAAACGTGCAAGAGGTATCGCTTCTTCGGAATCTACCAACGATGCCGTGAAGTTTGAACGTATCAAGACACTCTATGAGAATCAGCCGAGCCTCAACCAGCGTGATTCTGAGCGAGTGATGAAGCAGCAGTACTCTACCCCTGCCCCTTATGCTTTCCTTGCGGATATGTATGTGAAGGGTAACGGTAAGGTGATTGAGAGTGCTCTGGAACCTAGTGCCGGCAACGGTATGCTTACCATCGGTCTGCCAATGGATAAGGTGCATGTGAACGATATTGATGCCCAGCGATTGGCGAACCTGAGAAGACAGGGCTTCAAGAACGTGACGAGTCAGGACGGAACCCAGCCTTTTGCAGACAAGGACGTTGACGTGGTGGTAACAAATCCACCATTCGGTAGTGCTACCCCTAAGGAGTATGACGGCTACAAGATTTCTTCTTTGGAAGGACAGATGGCTATCAATGCCTTGGAGAGCATGAAGGACGATGGCCGTGCAGCCATTATCATCGGCGGCAAGACGGAATACGCCAAGAACGGAAGTCTGAATCCGAAGGATAAGGCTTTCCTTGGTTATCTCTATAGCCACTATAATGTGGAGGACGTGATTAATGTGGATGGTGGTCTCTATGCAAAGCAGGGAACCAGCTATCCTACACGTATTATATTAATAAACGGAAGACGCTTGAATGAAAATGCCTTTCCACCAGTAAAGGATAAGGCTAGAGCAGAGACCGTGAAAGATTATGACGAACTTTATAAACGAATTGAAGATGATATACTACGAGGTGAACGGATGGATTCTTCCATCGGAGGAGAAACAAGAAGTGCTCAACCAGAACTTGATAAACAAGGCTCTGCTGGTACTCCTAAAGAGAGAGTACGAGCAGGAGAACGAGGAGGAAGCAAACCAGATGGTGATCGAGAGTCTGACCTATTTGACTCCACTTCCGTATCAGGAACCCATGATGACTTGGAAAATCAACGAGGAACCGAGCCAAGACAAGATGGAGGACTTCCTGATGGAGATAGTAGAGCAGACGGAACAGGGGCAGAGCCTTCTCCAAGCAAAGAACCAACCTCTGAAACCAATGAGCAGCGAGGTAATGGATCAGGAGGAGCTGGACGGAATGTCGCTCAGCCAAGTACTGATGAACCTGCCAACGCCGGGAGCGGAAGCGGACCACGGGGACAATTACAGCGGGTGGACAAATCCGTACGTGGACTAAGTACAGAGAAAGTTACCTATACCCCTAAGAGTGGAAATCCATTCACTCTGAAAGCCGTGATGCCTGCCGACCAGCAGGAGGCCGTAAACAAGAATCTTGAAAAGTTGGGCGATGCAGACCAGTTCCTTGTTGATGAACTGGGATATAACGACAAAGACGATTTGTATTCTCATCTTGCTGCAGAGCAAGTTGACTCTGTAGCCCTTGCCTTGCAGCAGGCAAAGAAGGGCAACGCCTTTATCATCGGCGATATGACTGGTATCGGTAAGGGAAGACAGGCTGCTTCGCTTATCAGATACGCCAAGAAGCAGGGTCAGGTTCCTGTATATTTCACCAAGACAGCAGGATTGCTGAGTGATGTTTACCGTGACTTGGTGGATATTGGCAGCCCAGACCTAAGACCATTTGTATTCGGTAGTGCCAAGGAAGCTGCCATTACCGACTCAGACGGAAATGTAGTATTTGCTTTGCCATCGAAGAGCGAGGTGAAGCGAGTGCTTGATTACATCGAAAAGAATGGAAAGCTGCCAGACGAATATGACTATGTATTGACTACATATAGCCAAGTAAGCAATGGAGTCTACGAGTTTGACGAGGACGGCAACCGCAAGGAGAGAAAGCTTGCGAATGGTAAATCTTTCGGTGCTGCTGCTCTGAGCGGACAGAAAAGACGTGATGCCATCGAGAAACTGATGGGTAACGCCTATCTTATCCTTGACGAAAGCCACACGGCTGGTGGCAATAGCGGTCAGGGCAACTATTTCCAACACATTATTCAGAAGGCAAAGAACGTTACCTTCTTCTCTGCAACCTTTGCCAAGAGACCAGACAACATGCCTATCTATGCTTTGCGTACTGCCATGAACGAGGGCGGTATGAAATCATCCGATTTGATTGATGCGGTGAAGCGTGGTGGTGCTACCTTGCAGGAGATTATGAGCCAGACCTTGACGCAATGCGGTCAGATGATTCGCCGTGAGCGAGATATGACTGGCGTAACCATCGACTGGAAGGCGATTGATGATCCTGAGCGAGTACAGGAACAGCGAGAACAATATGATAGTATCATCGGATTGTTTAATGATATTATCAATTTCCAAAAGAAATATGTTTCAAGTTACGTGGATGAGCGTAATGATGAGCTGGCCGCCATTCAGTCTACTATGGGAATCAAGAAGGGAACGGCTGCCCTGGGAATCAAGAATCAGCCTTTTGCCAGCAAGGCGTTCAATACCGTTCAGCAGGTTCTTCTCTCCCTGAAAGCGAAGTCTGCTGCAGAACGTGCAATCGACTATTTGAAGCAGGGTATGAAGCCTGTGATTGCGTTGAACAATACCAACGAATCGCAGACTGGCAACCTTGCGCTTGGTGAGGAAATGGACGCACCAGACTTGGGCACATCTTTGAAGAAGGGTCTGGAGGGTACACTTCGCTATACTCAGAAGGACGCAAAGGATAATAGTGAAAGCGGCTACATCAAGCTTTCGGATTTGGGCGATGAGGCAGTTGAGGCTTATCACGAACTGGAAAAGAAGATTGAGAAGACAAGTACCGGTCTTTCTCTCTCCCCTATTGATGTTATCAAAAACGAACTGCAGAAGGCTGGCTATAAGGTTGGCGAGCTGACCGGTAGACAGACCGAGTTCGTTTATAACGATAACGGAACTGTTACCAAGGTGAAGCGTGCTGATACAGACAAGAAGAAACTCGCGCGCGACTTTAACGATGGCAAGATTGATGCGCTTATTCTCAACAAGAGTGCAGCAACCGGTATTTCCCTTCATGCTTCGAGCAAGTATAAGGACCAGAAGAAGCGTGTGATGATCGTGGCGCAGCAGCAGCTCGACGTAAACGATGAAGTTCAGATGCGTGGACGTATCGACCGAACAGGTCAGGTGGCTAGAGGTGCATACGAATATGTGGTTTCCCTTATCCCTGCCGAGCAGCGACTGCTGATGATGTTTAAGGCTAAGTTGAAGTCACTTGATGCCAACACTACTTCTTCCCAGAAGAGTAAGTTCAACGAAATGGAAGTTGCCGATATTACCAATAAATATGGTGATAAGGTAGTTCGTGAGTATATGGCAGAGCATCTTGACCTTTATGCTCGCATGGCTGATCCATTCGGATGGGAAAATAGTAATGGCGATGATTTGTCTAGAATCGACCCACAGACTCTTGTTGCAAGCGGTGGCGGTGTTGGCGATGGCGAAGCTGGTGCCGATGCAAGTAAGTTACTTGGGCGTATGGCTCTGTTGAGAGTTTCTGAGCAGGAGAAAATGTTGCAGGAGATTGGCGAGCTTTATGCCAACGAGATTCAGCGACTCAACGAAATGGGTGAGAACGACCTTGAGATTACCGAGCTGCCTTTGAAAGCTAAGACTCTCCACAAGGAAGTTTGGAAGCAGGGCGCAGAGCCGGGCGGCGATAATGCCTTTGCCGACAATACCTATATAGAAAAGGTGAACATGGCCATCTTGAAGAAGCCAATGAAGGCTTCTGAGGTGAAGGCTTCGCAGGATGGTTTGACTGGCAGCAAGACTTGGGATGAATATAAGACCGAGAAGAAGGCTGCCGTGAAGGAGTACTTCGACCAGAAGATTGCGGACGAGACTCAGAAGTATGAGGAGCGTGCCGTGAAGGCTGCAACTAAGGCTAAGGAGAAGTATATCAAGAATGGCAAGAAGGGTCAGAAGGATTCGGGCATGAGCGATGAGCAGATTGATAAGATGGCTGGCTATCAGTATGACAACATCTACAAGCAGGAGAAAGATAAGCTGAACGATGTGTTGAAGAACCTGAAAGCCAAGGCTGAAATGTTTGAGCGTGTGCTTGATACCTTCGATACAAACCAGACTTTCGTTCTGCCTACGGATATGAATAACCCTAACGAGTTGAGCGGATTCGGTAACAGTTATGGTAGACTTATTGACATCAAGATTACTGATAACTACTCGCCTAACGCCTCTTCGGTTTCCTTCGCTACCTTGGATGGCAGAAGAAAGATTACTTTCCCTATTGCCGGCAAGGTGGGTTCTGGTGAAAACAAGATGGATATTATCGGTTCTATCGACCGCATGACCAAGCAGGCTGCCGGTATTGGAGACAGCCATCTCAGAGTATTGAACCAAAACATTGATAACTGGGATAGACTGACTAGCAATGAGAGCCGCAAGAATGGCTATATTGTAACTGGTAATCTGATGCAGGCTTTGGTTGACAGCAAGGATCAGGGCTTGGGCGGTCAGCTGGTGAAATATACAACTGACACTGGCGAGGTGAAGACTGGTATCTTGATGCCAGATAGATTCGACCCTAAGGGCTTGACTACGGATGCGCCTATCAATAGCGTAACTGAGAAGTTTGAACTTTCATCTTGGCATGGTGGTATTGACGAGGTTACTTCATCTGATGGTGAAGTAAAGGTGAAGCGCATAGACAACAATCGTGGCAACTTCTACGAGCTTCGTGTACCGAAGAGCAAGGCGAAGGGCGGCAAGTACTTCATGGATGAAGATTTGCTGAAACTGGTTAATGGCAATAACTTCGAGACCAGAGGTAATAATATGCTTGCTGAGTTCAAGCCAGAGCAGTTGAAGCCAGTACTGGACCGCCTGTCTAAGATGGGCGTGAAGGTACAGGAGGAGCGCAATACTTCTGAGGATGAAGGCACTCACTTCCGTGAGGACCGAGGCTTGCAGTATTCTAAAACAGATACAAAAGATGTTAAGAATAGTAGAATCATTCCGGAAGATGTAGATAAAAATGTATCTTCGCAGATTGAAAAGAGATTCGATGATGAGGTTGAAAGACTTTATGGTGATTCTTCTGAAAATCCTAACGTAGAGAAAGAGGCAAACAAATATGCTACAAAACAGTATATTGATACTTTTAAATATGACAAAAAAGGAAATCCTATTCAAAAGTATGAAGGTCTAAAATCTGTCATTGACTCGTTGGATAGTAAACTTAAAGATATAGAACAGAGATATGGATTCAACAGGAAATCAGACATCAACGAAATCAAAAGTGCTATTGGAACCGAAACAGCCGAAGGAAATGACTCCAGAGGAATGGGTGGAGTTCAACAAGGGGATAGTGTGCGAATATCCGGCAGAAAAGGGGTACTCTCAGATTACAAAGAAACGGCGCTCTCTTTGGCAGCTGCTCAAAGAGCTAAAGAATATCTTCTCGAAAGATTCAATAATATCCGATTAAAGTATGGTCTCGAAGAAGGAGATTGGGCTAGCAAAGAACAGGTTGAAAGGATTTTTAATGACTACAACAGCGATGCAGATGTTAAAAAGATTTTTGACCGCATTGAAGGTTTAGTTGATGTTCTTGGAACAAAGTTGAAAGGTGAGGCTTATAAAAAGGTCAATACTGAGGGATATTATTATCATCCAAAGAACTACATATTGATAGATACAGACTTCTTATCTTCAATTCAATTCGGCAAGCAAGAACTTGCTTCTACAATCTGCCACGAAATGTTGCACGTTGTGACATCTGACATCATCAACCTTTACCGAAAAGGATATGGTGACTTGCTTACTGAATCACAAAGAAAGGCAGCTAAAGAGGTAGTTGATTTGTATGACGAGATAAAGTCTTACTTTGATAAGCATATCGGTGGAACCGAACCTTATGCGCTAACAAATCCTGCCGAAATGATAACTGAGTTGGCTAATCCAGAATGGAGAAAGATAGCGGCTCAGATTCCTGCTCAAAAAGGATGGTTCAGAAGAGCTTTCAATGCTATAAAAAAGATGCTTGGATTCCACGTTGGCACAACGGCCGATCTAGACAGACTTGATAAAGCATTGGAGAACGTAATCAGAAATCTTGATTACGGTGTATTCCAAAAAGGCGCAGAGCTTAACGATGAGATTGTTAACAAAAAGGCTAGCATTCCTGTGTCTTCCCATATCACACAACTCTCAGAGAAGACTGGCGCAAAGGTGAACATGGTTTCATCGGTTGATGAAATCACCAACAAGGCGGCTAAGGCTGCTGTTGAAGAAGGCAGAAAGATAACCGGTTGGTATGACGAGAAGACTGGCGAGGTGCATCTTTATATGCCTAATATCCACGACCGATATACTGCTGAGAAGACTATCTGGCATGAGGTGGTTGGACACAAGGGAATGAGAGAGTTGTTTGGTGATGAACGATTCGACAAGTTCCTTCGTGAAGTGTGGTATGACTTGGATAAGCCTGAGAATGCGGCTTTGAAGAAGCTGGTGGATGAGGAGAGAAAGTTCAATCCTCTGAATATCTATGATGCTATTGAGGAAGGTATCGCCCGACTCGCCGAGGATGGCAAGGGCGAACCGGGTTTCTGGAATGGCATCAAGAATAAGGTATCTGATTTCCTTCATGAAATCGGTTATCGTATTGCCCCTAATACTAAAGATGTGAAGTATCTGCTCTGGTTGAGCAAGAACTTGCAGAAGAATCCGAATGATCCTTATTGGAAGCTGAGAGCCGAGGCGGTGAAATACCGTCTCGACCACGAGCGTATGCCTGCTGTCGTGGCGCATGATGGCATGTTCTACGGAAATGACGGAAAGGTTAGAAGTATGGATAATCTTACCAAGGCAGAGTGGAATGAGGCTACAGATGGTGAGATTCACTTCCGTACTACCCCATCTGCCGGCACGGCACTTGACAGATACCACCGTTCGCTTGATGAACATGGCTATATGTTCACCGAGAGCTATATGGACAATATGCTTTCGTTGAAGAAGTTGATGAATGCGATTGTGCCTGACAAGAAGATTGAGGATATTGCTTCTTCTGAGAATCCTTATATACTGCAGAACACCATGCAGGGCGCGATGAGCGATGCGGCTCAGATGTTTGAGCGCAACGTGATGAAGCCTCTTGACAAGGCCATGGCTGACGTACTGGATGCTTTCGACGGGAAAAAGGACGATGAGAAGATAAGAAACTTCAATCTCTATATGATTACCAAGCATGGTTTGGAGCGAAACAGAGAGTTCTTTGTACGTGATTTCCTGAAGAAGATGAGGATGGACGAGCAGAAGAAGCAGAATGCTGACTTCTTGGAAAACAGTTATTATAGCGATAAGGGGTATCTTGACAACGAGTTGAAGGCTGGCAACATCGACCTGAAGGAATACTACAGACAGATGGATGAGAGTATCAGAAACCACTTTGATGCTGACTTCGAAGCTGGCGAGCACGACTATTCGGGTATGCACGCTATTCAGGAAGTGGCGAAATCTTCTGACCCTTACAATGATGCCGAGGCTATTCAGAGCGTGATGGATTCAGAAGCAAAGATGGAGAGCATCAAGAAGGGAGCTGTGAAGGACTATTGGGATAAGGTGAAGGCTGCAACACAGTATTCTATTGACAGCGACTACAAGAACGGTATTATCAGCAAGGAATTGCATGGCCATGTATCGAATATGTTCAACTGGTATGTGCCTTTGAGAAAGTATGATGAGGCTACGGCAGAAGATACTTATGGCTACATTACTGAGCAGGGAGACCCGAAGAGTTATATCGGAAGCACGATCATGAGAGCGAGAGGACACAAGTATCTGAGTGAAACAAACGTACTGGCGCAGATTGGTGCGATGGGTAACAGAGCCATCAAAAACGGCGGTATGAATGCTATCCGTCAGGCTTTCGCAAGATTCGCGCGAAATAATTCGGGCAATAATCTGATTACCGAAACAAGCGTCTGGTATGAGAAGGACCCAGTGGTGAACATCGTCTATGAGCGCTACCCTGATATTCCTGAGGATGCGACGGCCGACGAAATCAACCAGATTGTTTCAGACTTCAACAAGGATATGAAGATGAAGGAATCACAGGGTATGGCATACAAGGTGTATCGCAGAGACAAGATAGGTTATAAGTTTCAAAGAGCAGAGAATAAATCTCAGCATATCGTGGACGTAAAGATTGCCGGAAGGACACATTCTTTTATTATTAACGGAAATCCTAGAGCAGCGCAGGCGTTGAATGGATTGCTGGAGAACTCGGGCGCCAAGGGAATCATGAAACCATTGAGTTCTATCTCAAGAATGATGGCACAGTTGTGTACATCTTATAACCCTGAGTTCGTGATGCGAAACATCATGCGTGATGCGGAGTTTGCATCGAGCAACGTTACTTCTAAGGAGGGTGCAAGATATGGTGCGCTCTGGGCGAAGTACTATGCGCAGTTGGGCTTATACAAGGGTGCATCGAATATCAGCTTCAAGGATTTGAGCGGAACTACAGGCTTGGGCTTGTTTGCTAAGTATCGTAACGGAACACTTGATACTTCTGACAAGGTTCAGCGATATTTCAAGGAGTTCATGGAGAACGGCGGCGAAACCGGTTGGGTTCAGATCAAGAACATGCAGGAATGGACCAAGGAGTACAAAAAAGATGTGAAGAGCGAAAGAAGCAAGATTGACAAGGGCGGTGCTGCCCTTCGTGACTTCTTCTTCGGAAATCTGGCGAACATCAATGAGGTGGCTGAGAATATCGCCCGATTCGCTACCTATTGTGCGAGCCGAGACAGTAACCGCTCTATCATCCGTTCGGTCTATGATGCGAAGGAGGTATCTACCAACTTCAACCGCCATGGTAGCGGTGATGCCATCAAGAGTTTCAAGAACGGAGAAATGACTGGCAGCAAGGCGGCTGCAAGATGGGCTTACGGATTTACGGCTAGCTATCTGAGACATTGTTCTATGTTCTTCAATGCCGGTATTCAGAGTACAAATCTTCTTGTGAAGAACTTGAAGAATCATCCTGTGGGTACTTCTATCAATATGCTTGCCATTCCTTTTGCCCTCGGTGCGTTGGCTGCACTTGGTAACAATGTGCTGATTGCGAGTGAGGACGAGAAGGATAGAAAGGGAGTGAAGGACCCATACGGCGAGCTGCCTGACTACGTGAGAAGAAACAATCTCTGTATCTACAAGGGCGGCGGTCAGTTTGTTACTATTCCGCTTGCTATTGAGTTGAGAGCCTTCTATGGTCTTGGCGACTTGGCGGCTGGCTTAACCTTCTCGCCAAATGTAAGCGGACAGAAGAACCCTGCCTTGGATGCCGTGGGCTGTATGTCGCAGCTTGTGCCGGTGATGGACTATCTCGGTAACTCTTCGGCTGGCAAGGAGCCATTGAATGAAACAATCAAGGCTATCTCTCCTTCTGCCCTATCTCCTTTCGTGGAATGGGAGTTAAACACCGACTGGAAGGGCGCGCCTATCGAAAGACGTGGTGACTGGAATGAAAATTCCCCTGCTTGGCAGAGAGCCTACAAGGGTGTTCCTGACGGATATATGGCTGTGAATAAATGGGTGAATGCACAGACCAACGATGTAGCCAAGGGTAATGAGGATATGCTGGGTAACAGTTTCCTGGATATGGTGACGAACCCTAGTATGCTAAATCATTACATCGGTGGCCTTGGCGGTGGCGCTTCTACCTTTACTGAGCGTGCTATCGGTGTTATTAAGCACGGAAGCGACACGGAAACCAAGGATATTCCTTTCCTTCGTTCCCTTCTTTATACATCTAGTGAGCAGAGCAGCCTGCAGCGAACCAAGAGTAAGTGGTATAACTACAAGGACGAAATGGAGAAGACCATGGCCAACGTGGACCGCCTGAAATCGAAGAACGTTCCGATTGATAAGAGAATCACGAATATCGGGGAGTATTATCACTTCCAAAACTCCAAGGAGGCTGCCAAGGTTAGAATCATCGAGCTGGCAGAGAAGCAGATGAAGCGATGGAAGAAGATGAGGGATAAGGCTAGCGATACCGAGAGCATCAACTTCGCTAATCAGAATATTGACAGAATCATGATGGATGCGGTGGATGAACTGGATAGACTGGAATAAATAAAAAAAGGAGTGGGCTTAGTGCTCACTCCTTTCTTTTATACTATAGCAAATATGACATGGAGTACGAAACATACTATCAGCCTTTTCTTTGCTAACCTTTTCTATTTTTCCACCACACCTACGCAATCCTTTGCAAGATTCAGTCTTGTGGTACCTTCGTGAATAACTACCCATGCAAACATAAACGCTATCAGAGCATGATGAAATTATAACAAATAAAAATAAAATATACGGCAAGAAAAAGTTTCTCTTTCTTTGCATTATTTCTATTTTATCCAATTCTTTAGAATACAAGCTTCTTGTTATAGAAACAGGCAATGATAGTAGTACACATATCGCATTTACCGATATTGATGTTAAAACATGATCTTCTTGATAATAATAAAAATCAAATAAAGCTTTTATGATATTGCTCACAGTAAGCAAAACTATCAAGTTGAAATATCTGCTTTCTCTTCTGTACTTATAGATTCTACCATTTTTGCAAACATCTTTATCTCTAACCACAAAGAATGCAACAGGTCCACAAGTAATAAACATAAATAAAATTTGATACCATTCTCCACAGCTATTATAGATATGAAACCATTCAAATGCTACAGGGAAAATGATAAACAATACATTTACCCAGTATGCGTATTTCCCCAATAAAAATTTCTTCATAATTAATTAAATGTTAAGCGTTATTTTTCTGCAAAAGTAAGGAAAATATTGATAGGTTGTATCGGGTTCGGGGTGATTTCTTTATAGTTTAGACTTTTGCTAAATAAATGAGCAATAGGTGACTCGGCATAAAATGCTGAGGAACAGTGGCTTTGAGGGCGAAAATTTTATTTTGAGCATAGTTAGGCAGAGCCTCTTCTTCTTCGTAACTTTGCACCAAGTTCAATAGTGAACGAAACGAATAATCTATTTTATTATGTCAGAATCAAAAACTTACGTATTCGGGGAGAACGGAACCAGCCAGGGCGGCGGTTTCAATAGCATTCTCGCTATGCTCCCAGCACTTATGCAACGACAGGGTGTAGATCCAAGTCTGTTTGCTCTCTGCAACGGCAAGGGCAATGGTGGCGGTTGGGGCAATGATTTGTTTGCCATTTTGCTTCTCTTCATCATCATGGGTAGAGGCAACTTCTTCGGCGGTTCCAACTGTGGTGGCTTCATGCCTAACGGACAGGGCGGTGTTGCTCCTATGATTAACAACGATGCCAATACGGCTGTTATCATGCAGGCAGTTCAGCGCAATGGCTACGATGTTCAGTCGCTCGCTACTGCTCTCAACACTACTACCGGTAACGTTATCGCTGCCATCAATGGTGTAAGCAAGGAGATTTTCGGTGTCGGCAACCAGATGGGCATGACTGCTAATCAGGTATTGACCGCCATCATGCAGGGTAACAACGCAATCGCTACCCAGTTGGCAGAATGCTGCTGCAAGACCAACAACAACATTACGGCCATGGACGGAAATATCAAGTTGGCGATGTGTCAGCAGACTGGAGCCTTGCAGAATGCCATCAACAACGTGGCAGTAGGTCAGGAACGTGCGGTATCTTCCCTTGCCTATGCTACAAAGGACCAGACTTGCGATTTGCATAACGCTATCAAGGAAAGCACTCAGACCATCGTTGACGGTCAGAAACAGGCTGAGATGCGTGAGATGCAGAACAAGATTGATTCTCTGCGCGAGGAGAACAGTACCTTCAAGGCTTCCGCAATGACTTCACAAATCGTGGGTCAGGCTGTAGCACCAATCAATCAGGTTTTGGCTGGTCTGCAGAATGAGGTAGCTGGCATCAAGTGCAAGCTGCCATCATAAAATGAGTTTTCTTCTCGAATGGAAGCTATCGCTCATCCGAGTTATATGTTTGCTTTCCACATACCCATAATGTGGCTCAGCGAGGGGAATTCGTACATTAAGGTTCAAAGTTCAATAACTTAACCACATAGTACGCAGTCTTCAATAAGTTTGCTACGAACTTCATGATCCTATTGAAACTCTCGAAATATTTTTTCTCTGTTACCATAATTTATATTTTCAATATTAATAATTCTAAGATGTTGCAAATTTACGGATTTTCTACGGATAACTTACTTTATCCGTTTACTTAGCATATAAAAAATTCACCAGCCGTCATTTGTGAAGCAGGTGCAAAGATAAGATATTTCAGTGAATTTGATTGCAACCTAAATCTAGTCCTATAAAAAACTAAAAAGTTTGCTAATTTTAAGGCTTTTGAAAGTGTAGTATAATAAAAAAGGGAAGAGATTACTCCCTTCCCTTTGAGTGATAGTTGAGTTTTTACTTCTCATACACCAAGTTATGCTCATCTACAGATTGCTTACGAAGGATTCTCTGCACCCTGCTCATTTGAAGTTGGGGCTGCTAATACCGTTCCGTCCATATTTACCCAAGCATCACCATCCCAAACAATAAGTTTATTCAAGGTTGTATCTTTATAGATAAAACCTATCTCAACATCTATTGGTCTTTCTTGTGTAGAACCTATTTTTAATGGCAGGCTTTGAGGTAAAATTAATTCTATATTTTCAGGTTCAGTTTCACTTACATCGTAATTTACATATCTTCCATCATCTTCTTGAATTTGAATTAATGAAGTATAACTTGAAAAAAACTTTAGTCCAAAAGAAGAACCTGCTTTATAAGCATAAACTCTAGTATTAACGTCTCTAGGTCTTTCTATAAAATGGCACCTTTTTGCATATTTTGCAACATAAAGAGTACACCTATATAAATCTGTTGTTATAATAACATATATATTTTTATCAGAATAAAAATTTAAATAAAGTTTTTTATTTATCGCTAAATACTTTGTATTCTTATCAGTAACAGGGTAAAAATTAAAAGTATTGTTGTTATTAAGAATCGACAAACTGCTACATATATCATTTTTTATAATAGATGTACCAACAAAGTATTTTTTTATATCATTGCTTAAATTATTGTATTCAGTTCTTATATATTTAATAGGAACCGATGAAACATTATCAACAGAATCATTATTGATAAAACGATTTATCATTTCCTGCGCTCTTAGTGCTAAACTATGTTTTACAACCATTACATTTTCATCCATGCTTAAATACAATCTTTTTTTATCACTAGATAGATATGATTTTAAGTGAAAAAAATCTACGTTATCTGTTAAAATTGTTATGGTATCGTCACTCATAAAAATCCAAACATTTGCCTTGTCACCTGAATAAATGTAATACAATTCTAATTTAATAGGATTGTTTTTATTCCAAGGATGAGTAGAATCTTTGTTGAAAACAAGAAGATTAGATCCAATACAACTTTTTGTATATTCACCTTTCATCGGAATAAAGTTAACGCCTAAATCCCACATAAAGAACATTGTATCTGTAATCGATATAGCTGTATTCACGCATTGAACATTACAATTAATTTTTGATATACCTTTATCTTTAAGTTCCTTGATACTTAGTCCTATTGTCCATTTACCATTATTCATTTTATATAAATAATACATAGATAAATTGCAAGATGTGGCATACGCATTAAAATCCTCTTTATTAATATCAGATAAATCTTCCAAATAACTTATATTAGAATCTATCATAATAGTATCTTCTAAATAAGTTTTACCATCAACCATTGCAGATAATGTAATTTTACCGCTTGGATAATTTAAAAACGCAAACAGTGCATAAGGTTGTCCAACTCCTAAGTTCACTGCTATTTCATATATTTTATTTTCCATATTTGTATTTATTAATTAAAACCTTTATTTTAGTTATATCATTTGGTTTCCATACTTCAGCAAACCACATAGATACATGTTCCATTTTTTGTATAAACTGACTATTTAACACACTAGACCAAAATACATATTGAATAGTTCCAGTATAATCGTCATCTCCTAGGTCTTTATAATTTCCTGGTGATGCCAAAGATTTTTCTCTTGAAGTGATTCCTATTTCAGAAATATATTTAATTCTATCAAAGTTATTAACAGATTCTGCTTTTCCAAATATATCAGAAACCGGAATAGAATTAAGGCTTGAAAAACCAATATGAGGATAATAGTTAACAGTAGGCTCAAAATTTGTTACGTTGTCTGGAATATATCTTGAAGCAAAAAATATTGCACCTGCATAGGAAATTGAGATAAGTATACCTTTACTTTTCCCATATTCCGTTATTTCAGAAATTAATTTTTTGGCTATAATTACTTCTGTATCTGATTGATACATGCTTGATAAATGAATTTGTTCATTGAATACACTTAGTCTCTTGATACCAAGTTCTTTTCTATTATAGATTTTATCAATACATTCTTTTACATAAGAAACATATTTATTTCTTAAATCAATATATATCTGTTCATTACTGCGGAAAAATTCTTCAGGGAAGCTTTGGTGTAATTTTATTTCTGTAACATCAAGCACCCTGTCTTCTATATAATCAAGATACGTGTCTATATCCAACACAAATTCAGATTCGTGTTTATTAGGGTCACATGATAAAACATATTCGCCATTTTGTAAATCTGCCCATATAGTACTACATAAATTGAACTTACGTATACCTATTTTATAAGCATTATTCACAAACAAATCTCTACGATTTGTAAAAAAAGATATTGCAACCTCTAAATTGTCATTCAGTACTGGTTTATTCTTAAATTCAATTTTACCATCAATGTATAAAGGGTTTATTAATGTTTCATTGGGCAATGTTAAAACACAGCCTCTCTTTACCTTTATTTTCCCATTTAAAAGACTTCCTCCATTATCAACAAACTCAATATTTCTATCAACCAATAACGTTCCGTTTAAGTCAAAATCATACCTAATTTCATAAATAGTATTAGACTGATTGACCATTTCTGGCGTTAGGATATTGCGGAGTTCAATCTTGTTACTATCGGTGATAATACATGATGCACCAGTGTCAACTGCACTAAAAGCTGATGGCGTGGAGACTTTGCCACCAAACTTGCGAGTAAGAGTAATTGTTGAAGCGTTTTTATCCACCTCATACTCTACCATTGATTCGGTTAGCTTTAAAACAATTTTCGCTGCAACATTTTCTGTTGTCGTATCTGTTGACGCGACAACATCTACATGGCTTTCTACGCCGTTGATGATGAAAGACATGTAGCCATCTGACGTAGGGACAGATGATACTACTATTTTTGTTACGGCAAGAGAGACTGGCTTGATGTTCTTACGAAGAATCTTGTAGCCTTTGCCGCTGAAATTCTGAGGAGAATATGAGCGGTCAGCTAACTTAATAACTCTAGTTCCTCCTGTAGTCTCCTCGGCAACTAAATCTTCATTATCTGGGTTAAAGACCTTCCCGGAAACGTAGTTCTTCATCTTCTCCCAAAGGATTGCTACGCCTAATTCGTCTAATATCTTCATGATAGTTTACTTTAATATTTTGTTTAGCTCTTCTTCCGTTAAAGCAGATATATTATAAAGTGCATCCACCTTTTGCTTATCCTTAGCACTCATCAGACCTGCTTTCTCGTAGCTAGCAGATGGAATATTAACCGAACCTGATTTCTTTGTCTCAGAATTCTCGTCTTTATATTCCAAATGCAGCTGCATAGCAGTTCCCTTCGACTCTTCGTTAGTTTCCTCTTTGATTCCAAAATTATCTTCTACTAAAGTGCCCATACCAGAATAAGGGATATATGCACTAAGATTTATAGAGTCGTTAAACACGCCAAGGTTCTTCCATTCGCCGTTAACGTATTGGAACTTGGTGTAGGTCTCAGACAAAGGACTATCCCTCTTTAGATAAATCTTATTCGGGTTGATGTTTTCTGAAGGAAGCTCATCAACGAGGATATATAACGATAAGTCAACGCCAGGGGCTAACTTGTCTTTGGTGATGCTTCCATTTTGAATTTTGTCTGCATCTATCGCGCTGTTAGCTATTTTAGCTGATGTTATAGCCTTATCGCTTATATCACACGTTTTTATGAGTGAAACCTTGCTACCTAACTTATTATCTTGTCTAAATGTAGGCATATTTTATTTCTTTTGGTTCTGTAGAAGTGAATATTTGAATTTGGACGGTATCGGGAATGACCGAGATACGGAACTCGAAGGACTGGGTATCCTTGTGGCGACGTATTGGGACGCGAGGGAAATTTCCCTTATCATCTGACTGACGGATAACCACCTTTCCTTTTTCCCTTAGCGTGATTCTTAGGAAAATATCACGCCGAAGAGTAAGGATTGGAGTTACCCACGCAAGTTCATTGGCATCGTATGTGGCTGTTACATTCTCCATATCGTCTTTATTTTGAGGTTTGATTTACGCCTAGCTGTTGCAGGGCGATGGTGTACATCTGGCTAGCTTTGGTATCATCGTAGGCTGAGAGGAGCAGAAAGGCGATATAATAGATGAATGCATTCTTTAGTTTGTCCGGAATGGAAACATCTGTTGTGGAAGCGTCTGTGCTCACAGACTTAGGTACGCCCACATAGTTAATGACCGCCGTTGAAGTCTTGGGCTGCATGAGGATCTTGATTGGATTCTCTCGCATGATGGCAGCCTGCGGGCGATCAATGGTACCCTTTGCGGTATCGTCGTACATCATAAGAGCTTCATCATCGGTGTCCTCTACTGGGGTGACTGCCTTGTACCAAGAAGCGCCACGAATGCGGTTGATGGTAATAATCTCCATATTGGAAGGCATGGTGATAACACCGATGTTGCGATTAGAATCAAAATCTGACACCTGAATTGTGCCGGAAGTCGAGCCTATGCTCTTGGAATCGGATAGGGCAGGCGAAGATGCAGCAGTAATAGCTATCCAATGCAGCGCATCGTTTATCTTCGACTTGATGATGTTGTCCATATACAAATCATCCTTCTCATCGGCAATTTCCGATGTGTTGTTGGATTCCTCGTCTATGCACCAACGTACTGCCTTTATGATTTCCTCTATACTCATTTACACCTTATTATATATTACTGCTTGCCGTAATCTGGGAAAATAAGACCAGCCTTGTCTGCATGCTTCATGGCAGTTTCAAGAGTCCTGCAATCCTTATCAAAACGGTTGTTTATGTAATTAATAACTTCTTCCGCTGTACGGATGCCTGCTACCTCCTCTTTCTGTGACTTTTTTGTAGTCTTCTTTGCCTGCTCATCTACGGTTGACTTTAATGCGGCATTCTTTTCCTCTTCAAGTTTAGCCTTTTCGCCAGGGTACTCTTCTTCCTCATGGTCGAGAACAATAGTATTGTTGGCAAAAAGCAAGCTAGACTCAAGAAGTTCCTGACAGTATCGGTTTCGCAACGTAAGTGAAGGATATTTGTTTATAATTACATTACCATTTGCGAAAGGATAGCGAACCTGATTACCCTGCTTACCTGAAAGCAGATAGCTAATGCTATTTTGATTTACTCGTGCTTTATATGTCTTAATCATATTTATTCTTTATAAATGGTGGGCAGAGCGAGATGCACCTGCCCACCGATGGTTTGATAATTTACTGCGCTGTATCTTGACCAGCATAGATAGCCCAAGCGGTGCCAGTGTAGTATAAAACTGTACCTGCCTCATACTTGACATCATCAGTAGGAGAATTAGCACCCTTTAAGGTGTAGTTTTGCGTGAGCGCAACCTTCATACCCTTTGATGGATTCTTAGGAAGTTCCTTAGCAGAAATGATGGCATTAAGTGACTCTGTGGCAATCTTAGCAATCTTATCAGCAGGACCAACCAAGATTGAGTTGTAACCACGAAGTGCCACACTATCTGCCTCCTGATGAATCCAACGCTTAGCGTCACGAACCTCGCCACCTCCCTTAGACATATCATTGGTCTGCTCCTTCTTGCCAATCTTGACGTATCGGCGAGAAGCCTTAGGGTCAAAGATAACCATGAAGTCTGACATACCCAAGAGATCGAGAGTCTGAGTCCAAACAAAATCAATAGAGCCGAAGGTGTCTTTGAATCGCTTGAAGGTAAGGTCGAACTCGTTATGATTAATGAAGTCGTTCTGATGGCTTCCCTCCAACTTGATATTCTCCAAACGTTCGATAGCATTCTTACCACAGAAGGCAAAACAACGATCATTCTCGGAGAATTCCGTGAACTGGAGTTTGGAAATAGCAATCAAATCGCCAAGCGTATAAGTATCACCGATGGAGTATGTGTTGGTGAGCTGATTGATGATACCCTCAGAGGTATAGACATCTTCAATCTGTCCGTCGCCGGTCTCTGCCTTGAAGCGAGACTTGCATCCAAGCAAATAAGTACGCTCTGCACGTAGGTTATACTTGATGATAGCATCGGTCTTTAAGTCGGCAACTGTAATAGGCTGCTCCTTCTTTACCTTCTCGTAGTCGTCTGTAAATACGATGTTCAAGAGTTTCTTCTGAACATACACTTCTTTCTCGCGTGGCTGGAAGTTTTCTGGTGTAATGGTGAGCTGAGACTCAGAAGCTGCAGATGCACCAGCAAGGAACGTTGTTCCAACAGGGATTTCCGGGCAAGTCATGTTGTCGAGATTGTCTCTTGAGTCTCCACTAACCTTCGGCTTTCCGTTGACAGCCTGCATAACCGCTTTTTTACCGTTAGCCTCAATTACATAAAGCATCAGTGTACCCTCTGTCTTGGTCTGTGAGCCAGCAGCATAACCGGGAACACCAGAAGCAAAAACAGTAGTGCCTTTATAGAATGGGCGAATAGAACCAGAGAAGTTCGTTGAATTAATCTCGATGGTGTCAGCAGTTTTAATTGCCTGAATAATCTGTCCATCAAGAGTTTCGCCACCAACACGCTGATGCGAGATTGACCAGTTCTTAATATTTACTGTTTTTGCCATACGGCGAACAATAGAAAGAAGCGGTGTCTTGAAAGGATAGAACTTAACTATCTCACTATCCCACTCCTTATCAAGCAGACCACCCTCACGAAGCTGTGTACTAGAAGCCTGGGTGCCTGTAAGGTCTTGACCATCTTTTTTTCCACCAGGGCTAAGTCTGTCGTTAACATTAGGGTCTACTGGCTCTCTTTGGGCAACAGTATCTTTGTCTGCAGGATTTACTCCCTCGTTGCCAATCTGCGGCTCTACAAGGTCTGCCGTTGCCATTACGCCACCACCGGTAACTACGGCAAGAAGCATCAGAATCATCTTAAAGACGAACTGACCACTCATAAAATTCTTAAAACAATTTTTCTTCATTTTATACATATATTAATGGATTAATTACTTCTAATATCATCAAAGAAACTTTCAAGTTTCTGTTTCTTTGCCGGTTTATTTCCTGCGCCAGAACTAGAAAGAGAAGGAGGAATACCTTCTGTGCTGGAAGAGCGAACCTTATTCTGAATCTTTTCGTTTCGGGCTTGCATAGCCGCCTCGTCACGGGCAGAGGAAATATCAGAATCGTAGTTATTGGCATTGTGGAGCATCTTCCAAATATCATCGGAAATATCACCACTCTCTACCTTGTCGTGAATCTCGTAAATCTGGGACCACATGTCCTGTGCATCTTCTGGATAGAGCTTCATTAGTCGTTCAAGCGACTTGCGCATGTTGGCAGTAACCTTCTCGGTAGCCTCGTTCTGTTCAGCCACGTCCTCGTTGTGCTTGGCGAGAATCTCAGCGAGTTTCTTGCCGCCTTCAGGATCATCAAGCAACGTCTTTACATCAATACCCAAGCGAGCCATCGCATCAAACGGATTGTCGTCCGGATTTTTCTCCATATCCATCGCCAGAGCAGCGAGCCACTTGTGCTTATCGAATACTTTAGATAATGCCTTACCGCTCTGTTCGTACTGTCCGAGCAAATCAGCATCATCATTCATTGCCGCATAGCGAGCTTCCTTGTCTTCGAAGTCGATGTCAGAATGGCGATTAGAGAAGCGCTTGGAGAAAGCTGTACGATTAGGGCGCTCATCTACAGGAGCTTCATCTGTAGCAGCCGCAGCAGGTGGAGCCTGTTGTGTGCCACCTTCCTCATTCATCTGTGCTAATTCTTCTTTTGTCATATCTCTATACTGTTTGAAACTTTTCGGCAAAAATGCAAATAATTTGAAGAAGTTTTGCCGTGCTCCAACCTTGCGCTTGGTGGTTGGCTGGAACACGGCAAAGAAAGCCATGTTTTTGCCTATTTTTGCGCCTATAATTAATAATGTATAAGAAAATGGTAAAGGCAAGAATACCGACACTTAGCAAAGTGATGCCTCAACATAACAAGTATGACTCGGTTAAGGCTCGCAAGCGAAGACAAGAACACGGCAAGGATGAGGAGTTACTCAGCCGATGCAGAAATGCTTGGAATAGCCTGAGCGGTGTGCGAGAAACGAGGGCGAGAACGATGCGCTACTGCATGGGCGACCAATGGAGCGACACCATCAGAGTATATCATCATGGTTACTGGGAGGAAATGACGGAACGCACCTATATGGAAAAGCGCAACCAGACACCTATGAGCAACAACATCATGGTGAGCATTCTGGAATCTATTGCCGGTCTTTATGCCAAGCAGGGAACGGAACCTGTCTGCTTTGCAAGAGACAGCGACTCCCGACAATTGAGCGACATGATGAGTGCTACGATGCAATGCAACTGGCAGACAACGTACATGCAAGATGTGCTGAACCACGCCATTAAGGACTATCTTATGGGCGGTCAGATGTTTGTCAGGGAGAGTTGGGAGGCAAAGGAACTTGAAATGCCAGACTCATGGACAGACGCGATGGAACCCGACCACATGTTTTTTGAATGCGGCAGCGACCCACGGCACAATGACGTGAGTCTTATCGGTGTGCTGCATGACGTGAGCCGAGAAGACTTGTACCAGAAGTTTGCCAAACAGGAATATGGACTTACAGAAGAAGATCTGAACGCCATCTTTGATATTTATCCTTCGGACGATAACAGCTACGGCTATGAGTTTAACGAAGAGAAGGCGTTGGAGAATCTCTCTTTCGACCATACCAACAAGGGAAGACATTACTCCAGAGTAATTGAGGTGTGGACCACGGAAACCAAACCAATGCTGCAATGCTTTGACCCTATTGCTCAAAATGTAAATGATGCTTATTTTAGGGTAGATCGTAATGATACGGCTATGATACAAAAGCTGATAGATTTAAACAATAGGCGTAAAGAGCAGTATGACGAGGCTGGTGTGCCGGAGGAAGATAGGGCGTATATCACCAGCAAAGATACTTCCAGTAAGTACTGGTATTATACCTATATGGCGCCAGACGGAACTATCCTCTGTCAGGGCGAAACACCATACGACTACAAAAGCCATCCTTTCACAATGAAACTCTATCCGTATATCAACGGAGAGATTCATCCGTTTCTCGCCAACATCATAGACCAGCAGCGATACATCAACCGACTGATTGTGATGAACGACATGGCTATCAGAAGCAGTTTCAAGGGATTCAAGATGGTTCCTACGAATGTGCTTAACGGCAGAACGCCAGAGCAGTTTATGGAAGAGGCGGTAGAGTATGACGGATGGGTATTCTACAAGCCATCGGTAAAGACGCCGAATGCGAAGCCAGAAATTATTACATCGAATGCCGTGAATATCGGTACGAATGAACTCTTGCAGATAGAGCTGAACCTGATTAGAGAGGTTACCAACGTGAGCGGAGCTTTGCAGGGTAAGACCCCAACGGCAGGAACTTCGGCAGCCAGATATGCACAGGAAAGCCAGAATGCAACTACGTCTCTGTATACCATCCTTGCCGACATGGACGTGTTCACGGAGAAGCTGGCAACCAAGAAGTGCATGACTATACAGCAGTACTACGAAGACGGAAGAAGGGTTTACGACCGGAACTTCAATACGGTTTACAAGTACGACAGTCTTTCTGCAAGAGATATTCACTTCAAGATCAGTATCAAGAATGCAGCAGCTACGGCAGCCTTCAACACGATGCAAAACGATACGCTCGACAAGCTTCTTGAAATTGGCGGTATCAATGTCATTCAGTATCTGCAGAACCTCAACGCACCATTTGCAGACAAGTTGCTTGCCAGCGTACAGGAGCAGCAGGCTCAGCTTGAACAGATGTATCAGCAGCAACAGGCAATGGCTATGCAGCAAGGCGGTGGTCAGGTAGAGAACGGAATTGTGCAGGGTGCAGACCAGAATGCAGTAGCACAAGCACAGAGTGCATTAGGATATAACAGAGCAGCATAAGGTATGGAAGTACAGATAACGATAGAAATGGAGAAGGTGATGAGTGAGGTGAGCAAACACTTCGCTCTCATCGGAAAACGCCTGAAAGATAAGAACGGCGATACGATGTTTGTCAAGACCACCCTATCTTCGGAAGAGAAAGGTATCATGAAGCAGTATATCAACGCTGCGGCAGAAACATTTGTAGCAGAGCTGGCACCACAAGTAACCTATTACAAGAACGGAGACGCAATGGTGATTAAGTTCAAAAACAGCAGATGGGCAGACGGAGAAGACGGTATTACCGTTCCATTTGAAGGCAACTTCATGGGGTATGTGATAGCCTATGTATCGAATGCGGTATTGGGAATGACTGAGGAAGAGCTGGCACAGAAGTATGCTGCGGACATGGCGAACCATATAGCAGCGGCCATCAAGCTGATTTATCACAAGACTCCACCGGCAAGCAGCAACAAGAGTCTGACAGACATGACAGGCGAAATAATCATTGACTAAAAAGGATAAGCTATGATCATAAAATTTCAAATTATCAAATCGGTAGTGATGGAGGCAGTAAAGTCGACAACCTACCTGAAAGCAAAGATAGATACTGCAGCAGACGAAAAAGCAGCGAAAGTAAGCTTTAACGAGGCTGCCGGTGATGATGAGGTACACGAAAGAACGCTGACCCACGACTTTGATACAGCCCTGGAAGTATTGAAGACCATCTTCGTAGACTATCTTGTGCCAACGCCTCAGACTATTGGCGACAACGCCATCTACTATGGAAGCAGAACGGATGATATTGTGGAGTTCACCCTATCAGTATCAAGACGTTATAACGGAACGCTGACCGACGCACTGGCAAGGCTGTCAGCAAGATACGTGGAGGACTACATGATATACCAGTGGTGGCTGAAAACAACAAACCTGAAACAAGCGGAGCTATACCAAGCTGCACTTGCATCAGATGAGATTGCCATTAGGAAGTGCTTCGTGATGAGTTGTCCGATGGTCCCTACCGTTCCTTATCCAACCGAACTGACCGCAAAGGTGAATGGTGAGGGCGTTGAAGGCGAGATAACTCTAGAGAAGGGAGAGGAAGCTACCCTATCCTACTCGATCAATGATGGAGCGATTGATGATATTGAGGCAAGAAGCGAAGACCCAAGTATCATAGAGATACACCGATGCAGGGATAGGCGAGCCTTTACTCTAGTTCCGGTAAATACCGGTTTCTGCAAGGTGAAGCTATGGTCAAGACATAGCGACAAACTGGAGTTCACTTGCGATGCCATCGTAACTGAGGAGGAAGGAGTTTTGTAATATTGAATATAAAATATCAAGATATGAGCTATCCGGAGTTTAACAAATTACACCCAACACATTTTATCCGAGAGAGAGGATGGAAGCCCGAGCCAAATCCTTTCTTGCCGAAGCCACGAAGAGCAGGGCACGGCTATTGGGATAAACACATCTTTATCTATGCCACCCAGCTCTGGTATGATATTGATGCAAATACCAACATGGTAGGACGAGCAAGACGGAACATGAAGGACGCGCAAGGTGAAGATATTCCGACAAGCGAGAACGATCAGGAACGCCCGCTCTTTTACCGTTGGTTTGACAAGTATATTAATAAGGTGGAAGCGAATCTGTCTGCCTATGTAATGAAACCAGAAGGAAGGGTAAGAGATAATGCCCTGAGAGAATGGGATGAGAAGGAGATATGGCTGAAATTTCCAGACTACTGGGATGATACCAAATATGATGCACTCGTCAAGCTGATACACGACTATATCGTGACCGGTGCGCTATACGAATACTATATGCGCACATTGACGAGCAGGGACCCTCTGACGATAGATCAGATGAACCAACTGGACGAACTGGAGATAGACATCATAGACTGCGCCAACTCAACCAAACCGGGCAGCATGATTCATACTCTGAAACCCTTCGGATAATAAAAAAGCGAGCGTATGGAAGATTTTGAAATGGATGAATTTAAGTCTGTAAGAGAGATACAGAAAGAGAAGAAGGAGAAGGTGAAGAAGCTTCTCCCTGCAAGAAAGAGTGCCCAAAAGGAATATATCAGAGATTGGCTGGCAAGGAGCCAAGAGAAGTTTGAGGATTGTATGAACCAACTGGCAGAGTATGATCCTAAGACATACGTCACCATATACAAAGACCTTACCAAGCACATGATACCAAAGCAGACAGAAGTAAGCGTTACTCACGGTATAGATGAAGACTTCAAGCAGCTCATGGCACTCGGTATGACAACCGTAGAAGATGAAGACGAGGTAGACGTACTGGATATAAGCAAAGCACCCGAGATACAGGATGCAGATTTTGAGGAACTAAACGATTTAACGGATGGCTCTAGTAACTGAACATGAAATAGATAATCTCGTAGCGGAAAATCAGAAGCGATACGATGAGATTTATGGTCCCTACGACCCTATGACGGGCGAAGGGTGCTATAACTTTGAGCATCGTGTGAAGATAGAACTATCCGATTTCTTCATTCCTAAGATGTGGGTTCCGAAGAAGACCGCCAAATCTGTTCTGTTTAGAGGTCTGAGAAAGATGGGCAGCCTGAAAGACTACATCAAATATGTGTCGCACCAGAAGGATGATGCCCAGCATTACCAAATGCTTACCTTTGTCATCTGTAGAGTGAGGTTCATGGAAGACCCCGAGTTTGCCCTATACGTGACCGATAAAATTGAGGATAAGAAGACCGGTAAGATGATTCCTTTCAAGCTGAATTATCCTCAAAGAAAACTACTGAAGATTATGGAGGACCTGCGGAATGCCCACAAACCAGTGTTCGTGGTTATTCTGAAGGCACGTCAGTGGGGCGGCTCTACCCTATCACAGCTTTACATCAAATGGATTCAAGACTATAGGCGCGATGGTTGGAATGCTATTGTGCTTGCCCAGCAGAAGAATACCTCAAAGAAGATTAAGGCCATGTACCGAAAAGCTTTGGAGCAGCAGCCGGGGTGGACCGTGGGGCGTCCGGGCGCAAAACTTCAGCTCTCGCCATACGAAAATTCTCCTGACGATTTCCAAGTAACGGATGGTGTGAAGGCAATCAGACGAAGTACGCTGACGGTAGCATCCTTCGAGAACTTCGATTCGGTGCGTGGTAGCAACTTCCACTGTGCTCACTATTCGGAGGTGGCCTATTGGAAGAAGACGCCAGAGCATGATCCTGAGGGTGTGATTTCTTCTATATCCGGTGGTATTGACCCATTGGAAGACAACGTGGAGATATTCGAGAGTACCGGTAGAGGTAATTCCGGTTTCTTCTACGACAAGTGCCAGTTGGCAATGGACCCAAAGAATAATGATGCTTATTCGTTCCTCTTTATTCCTTGTTTCTTCATCGAAAAGGATATGACTCCTGTAGAGAACAGAAGAGCATTTGCCAAGTGGCTTTTGCAGAACAGAGACCGAAGTACCTGTCCGAGGGGCTATCGTGAGACAGGAAAGTTCTTCTGGCGAATGTGGCAGAAGGGTGCTTGCTTTGAGGCGATAGAATGGTACAGAAACTACAGAAACAAGTTTACCACACATGCGGCATGTGCTACCGAGGCTCCTATTGATGAGGAAGATGCGTTCAGAAACTCAGGTAGACTGGTATTCAATCCTTATTCTATAGACGACATGCAGGCTTTGTATAAGCAAGACCCTAAGTTTACTGCCGACATCGTTGTGAACATCAGCGTGAAGGATGATAACACCATTCCGAACTCGAAGGTGAAGCTGAGAGACGATGGAGAGGGAGACTTGAAGATTTGGGCTGTGCCAAACTGCCTGAAAGTGGAGAACAGATATTTGGTGAGCGTGGATATTGGCGGCAAGAGTGCGACATCGGACTATACCGTTATGACCGTGATAGACCGATTCGGTATGATTCCTACCGTGAATGGCAAGCCGAAGGTAGTAGCGAGATACAGAGGACATGTAAGACATGATAAGCTGGCATGGATGGCTGCTGCTCTAGCCCATTATTATGATGATGCGCTTCTGGTGATAGAGAGTAACACTGCCGACCGAGAGAAGAACAACAACACGGAGGGTGATCACTTTCTGACTATTCTGCAGGAGATAGCCGACTACTACGATAATCTGTATCAGAGAACGAGCAGTTCGGAGAATGTGGAAGACAACGTACTGGCGAAGTATGGTTTCCAAACCAACAAGCTGACGAAGCAGCAGGTGATTGATAACTTGGAAGAGTTTATTGATGATAATCTGTATGAGGAGCCAGACAAGGAAATGTATCATGAGTTGCGCATCTATGAGCGACATGATGATGGCAGCTTGGGTAACATCGTGGGTAGCGGAAACCATGATGATGTGGTAATGAGTACCGGCATCGGTCTCTTTGTGAGTCTTACGGACATGGAGAAGCCTAACTGGAAGAAAGCGGAAAGAAGAAGCCGTGGTGGCGATGGTGTTCATACGGCGGCGAAAATTTAGGGGGAGTGTTGAATGTTAAATGTTGAATTATTATGGAAAGAAACTTAGAAAGACAAACTTTGAGCTTTAGCAAGGGCATGACGAATGTGCCTAGCGACTTGCTTTCAGATGATTCTGAACTGCTGGAGAGTGACGGATTTATATCTAAGGATGGAGAAATGAAGGCGGTACAGAAGCCCAAATATGTAACAAACGGCAGACCTATATTATATATTCACAAAGGCGCTGATTACAGAACATACGTCATGCTCAACGAAAAAAGCAAATACCATAAAGGCGAAAAAGATGAAATTATCTTTGCTAAAAGTAAAGAGGATGGAACTATCGAGTCTGGGCCATGGCAAGCATTCGAAATAGATGTTGAAATCTATGATGTAAATAGCGTAGGTAATACGGTGGTTGCTACTACAAGTGGCGGGTTGTACTATTTTGTATACAAGTCTAAGACCTACAAGTTTCTGAAAGATTTTCCTGAACTAACATATCAGTTTTCTTTCGAGAAACCGAGTTATGCAGGTTCGTTTCGACCAGACGAGTACGACAGAACACTCATGGATGTAAGCAACTGCGTTGACCATACGAAAAACCAGACGATGTATTATGATGCGAACGGAGCATTTATAAAACAAGGAGGAACAGAACCTAGTGGCACGAGCCAAACAGGTCAATTCTATTATTTTTGGATTAAGTCAGATGGAACTAATGATGCAAAATATTACAATGAGTTCCAGGAAACCGTACAGGGTCATGTGATGCAAGCGATTAATTGGGTAAAAAGCAAGAATATGTTTGCGTTTCCTTTTTTTATCAGGTGTGCATTCAAGCTATATGATGGAAGTTATACGAAAATAACAGCCCCAATCATCTGCTATCCTACGGTAAACAGAAATTGTCGATTTAGTTCAGCAACATTTGAAAACAAATACTATGAAGATTTAAATCAAATGACTGGTACAAAAAGCATTTTCTACTTTATTGAATATAGTGAGCTTATATTTAAATTCGGTTCGATAAGCGAAGATTGGGAAGACATCATCAAGGAGATTGTCGTTTTTGCTACAGAACAGGTTATTCCGTTCGAAATCAGTAAAGGCTGGCGTTTTTTATCTCCTAACGACACCCATAGAAAGCCATTTGCCAACTATGGATTTTCATCATACAAAGAAGATGTATTTAATTATGACAGCTCTTCGAAAATTATTCCTCATAGCGAGATACAGCCTACGTACAAAATGGACCGAGATATAATAAAAGAACTGGAAGGTAAGACGCAATTCTATAAATTATTCTCTGTCGGAACCAATACGAAGGGGTTAGGAGAAGGAGGAGAATGGCTTTACTCTGTGAACGGATCACATTACGGGCAGCCGACATTCATTGCAGACGGAGTAGTAAGCAACCTGTCTACACAAAGCCAACTGGAAGTAGACGATTACTATAGCTGGGCTAAGCTTACCTCAAAAAAGATTTATACTTACAATAACCGCCTACACCTTTATGATGTAGAGCGCTACCCTTTTTTCGGGTTCAAAAAGCTCGTAGGAAGAGAAGATTCAGCAAGCGATAATAATTATATAATGTTTACGCATATTGTATCAAATTTGGTTGATACCTGGACTATGAGAGTAATAGGCATAAGTGACTCTTTCTTGCGTGGCTGGTTTTATTATCCGGATCCTAATGCAAAAGAAATCATATTGTACGGCTCTGGCAAGTATCTGAGCATACCTCTAACAGAACACCCTTTTCTGAACGGAGCTTATTCTTTTACCAACCTTCCTTCAAAAGATGGCGATGCAACTTTTAAAACTATAACAGAAGAAGAGCTTCTGGAAAAGACAAAAAACATGAATATTCCTGAGGTTCTAAACTCACAGATATTTACTTCTGTCGTAAACAATCCATTTGTTTTCGAGGCATCGGGCGATAATACGATAGGTACAGGAAAGATAATAGGCATAGTTGCCAACACGGAATCAGTGAGTCAGGGACAGTTCGGTCAATATCCTCTGTTAGTGTTTACTGACGAAGGAATATACGCAATGAGCGTAACATCAGAAGGTCTTTATGGAAGCGTTCATCCTATTTCAAGAGAAGTATGTAACAATCCGGATAGTATTACGCCAACAGACAGGCTTGTATACTTTACATCTGACAAAGGACTTATGGCTATATCTGGTTGTACCGCAAAATGCGTAAGCACGTCAATGAGTGGGAAGATTCCAAAGAACTTTAAGAAGCTGCAGACAGAAAGTTTCTTGAATTTCTTAAAGAATTGCATTATAGCTTATGACTATAGAGATTCGCTGCTGAGAATATACAAAAAGAGTAAAGGTTGGTTTGAGAATGAATCGGGAGAGCAGGACTTTGATGAGAATGAGAAGATATACTATATATATAATATGGTAGACGGAACATTCGGTATGTCTGTAGCAGATGCCCCTATTGACAAAATAGCAAACGACTATCCGGACAGCGTTGTGCAGGATATTGCCATGTCTATCTTCACGTTGACAGGAAAACCAGACATTAACGAAGATACGGAAAGCTATAGCGGATCATTTACGACCAGACCTTTGAAGCTGGGCGGCAGCATGACGTTGAAATCGCTGAGAGCGGTGAAGCATCTGTTTGATTCGGACGAAGGAACGATTGGGCTGGAGATATACGGAAGCAACGACTGCAAGCACTGGTGCAAGCTGCCAAGCATCGGCGGCAAGCCTTGGAAATACTTTACTTTTAAGTATACGCTGCAGAACTTCAAGGCTTCTGATTCCTTTGCTGGCAGTATAGTGGAGGTACAAAGCAGGCGAGAAGACAAAATGAGATAATTCTTTCATACGCGCTAATTTATGATAACATGAAAAAGGCGGCTGCTCATCACGAGTGGTCGCCTTTAAAATGATTTGTAAAACACATTTTTAAAAACAGGATTCTCTTTATATGTGTGTTATCTGTTTTTGATATTATTTATGCAATATGCTACGATGTAGCCTAATACGAAGCAGTAAAGATGGAGAAGTCCGTTGACATTCGGCACGGCCATGGTGCAAATAATGAACGGCATCGCTTTCTTTAATGCCTCTTTCCATCGTCCTGTCCTACCCCACATCAAACCGAATGAAGCGAATAGGAAACCGGAAAGACCCATTGTAGGCTGACTAACATACATGGGCAGCAGACTAGCGACAGAGGCAACAGCCAGAGAAGTGACTGGTTTCATATCGTTCTTTATCTGCCAAAGCACCAGAAGGTTTACGGCAAGATGAAAGCCGTTGACATGGAAGAAGCTATACAGGATATGATTCTGCCAAGGGCAACCGGGATAGAAACCGACATGCCAAGTACACAGAACGAGGCAGATGATGCTAAGCACCAGCTTTGTTCGAAAGTTTCTTCTTACGAAGGTCCATTTCTCTGTAATTTTTTCCATACTTCTTATAGTAAGCGAAAATGAATTTGAGATTACTTGGCTGGGTAAAGAACTCTGGTGCAGGCTCAGAAACAAGGAACTGGCAGATAAACCATAAAGATTTGCCCACGAACTCCTTTCGCTGCGTCATTTCGTTCATCCTATTGAACAGCGTATAGTACAACTTCTGACGAATCGGTTTCATACTATTCACCTTTGAGAAATCGCCGACTGCCATTCTACGGAGTATATCCCAAGCTCTTTTGGGAGAAACATAGTATCTGGGTGCAGGAGAATGAACCACCTTTTCCCAAGCCTCCTGTTGAGAATGGCAATTAGGAGCTATCTCCCGATACGCCTTCATCAGATCATCCCTCTGCCTGCCAATCAATTCGTAATTTGCTCTTGCCATATAAATGCTACATTAAGATGTTGCAAATATACATATTATTTAGAATATGACCAAATAAGCGCATAAAGATTTAAATAAGTTTAGTATTAGGCTGGTTTTCATGGTGTTACGAAACAAAAAGTTTAATTTTGTAACAAAATAATATATATATGCTAATAATTGTTAGTAAAAGATAAAATTAAACCATAAATTCGTAACAAAAATGAGAACAAAACAGGAATCGCCTCTCTCGGAAGAGGAGGAAGCCTTAGTTATGGAAGGCTTATTGAGTAGGAAGATTTGGAGGTTCTATGAACTTCTATCAAAGTGGGCACCCATCCCATTGATGCTAGGTCACTGGTACGGCGTATGGGACTATGGACATTATCCCTAGACCAACAATATTAGATACCGATTTCAACGGGAACTGCATCATCTGGATTTATGTACTGGCATACATTTATATGCCACTGACCATGATACCGGTAAGTTTCTTCTTCAGATACTGCTGGATTTTCCGTATTCCGTTCTTCTATTTTTTTCGGTATCAACGCAATCAGATTGTATTATCAGCACTGGTTCATCACTCCCGAGCAGTTAGAGATGCACCATGTGTTTATCACATTCACTTTAATGCTTTACGCTTATGGATTTATCAAAATCGCTCTATCGAATAGCAGAATCTGCCTTCGGGATGCTAAGAAACGATGAGTGCGGGTTTACAGAGGAAGAAGAGAGGATTGTGCAGAGGAATCTGCTGTACTGGATGGAAAGGAAGCATCACTTTGACGAACAACTGGGCAGAGCCTGTATCGCCAACATCTATTATTTTGATGACGATGTTCACAAAAAGTATGCGCCTTACTTCGGGTTTGATGAGTTGAAGGATGATTATGACCGGCTATCTTGGAACATACCGGACTACAACTTCTGGGATTTTGCGGTAACGATGAATAAGATGTATGCTGACCATATAGACGTGGTGGGCAAATGGTCGAAGAACAAAGACACCACAAGAAAAAGGATCTCGGAACTGGCTATCAGTTTCCTCTGTGACGAATCGACAAACCACCCTACAGATAAAATCTGGTGGTACATGAATAGCTAAATTGGAACACGGCAAAAGCTATTAAAAAGCCTTTTATCTTTGTAGCCATTAATCAATAATAATGGTATATGACAGAGATAGTACATACATTTTTACAAGAGCACCTGTACAGATCGGCATTGGTTATTGCCATCTGCATGGGCGCTCTTGTTATTTCTATGGGCGTGGACCTGTTCTTCGGCATCAAGAAAGCGAAAGAGAACGGACTGGCTACGACAAGTACAGGATTCAAGAAGACTTGCGACAAGGCGAGGAAATACTTATCTCCCTTCATGGTGACGGTCTGTATAGACCTGATAGCATGCACGGTTCTCCCCTTCCCTGTCTTCTCTATGATTTGGGCAGGATATTGCGTGTTCTGTGAATTTGTAAGCGTAAGAGAGAAGAGCTGGCAGAAGGCTGAGATACGGAAGCAGGAGAAGACAGTAAGCATTCTTCTGGAGAACAAAGAAGACTTGGCTAGGGCTTTTGCTGAGATTATGAAGGAGCAGGGAAAGGAGGAGAAGAAATGAGACTGATCAAGAGAATTTTTGTTCATTGTACTGCCTCTTCTCAGAAATGGGGCGTGAAGGAACTTTGGGACGAGTTTAAGCGCAAAGGCTGGAATAACCCAGGGTATCATTACGTGATTACTGCTGATGGTGGGATTCACCAGATGCTGCCGGTAGAAATGGTTAGCAACGGTGTGAAGGGATATAATGCTACGGCTATCAATGTGGCTTACGTTGGCGGCATCAACAAGAAGGGAAAGGCGGTAGACAACAGAACTGAGGAGCAGAAGAAATCGCTTATCACTCTGCTCACTCAGCTGAAGAAGAAATATCCGGATGCTGAAATCTTGGGGCACAGGGATATTTCACCCGACAGGAACCATAACGGCGTAGTGGATCCTTGGGAGAGAATCAAGGAGTGCCCTTGCTTTGACGCTAAAGTTGAATACAAAGAGATATAGCTTATGAAATGGTATGACATAAGGTTTTGGAAATGGGCTTGCATCGGCTTGGTGATTGGGGTTATCCTATTGGCATTTACAGGATGCAAGACGAAGGAGTATATCAAGGTTCCTTCGGTTAGAACAGAATACGTATGCAGAACTGATACTTTTGCTAAGTTGGATAGTATCTACATGAAGGATTCGGTATATGTTTTTCAGAAAGGTGATACGGTTTTCCATAACAAGGTGGTTTATCGGGACCGGTATCATAATATATATAAGGTGAAGACGGACACGATCATCAAGACGGATTCAGTCTCCGTGCCTTATCCTATAGAGCGACAACTGACGAAGAACGAACAAAGGCTGATGTCGCTGGGCAGATGTTATGTTGCCTTTCTGTTCATACTGGCGGCTTGCGCGATTGGGTTTACTCTCTGGTGCAGAAACAAAAAATGCTAGCTTATGGCGAAGATTAGCGAAGAACTGCAGATGATTGATTCGCTCCTGATGGAATTTCATGAGCGGATTCAAAGCGGAAAGGATGGACCGAGCTAGTTTGGTACGAAAAGGATTTAGATAAATATGTAGATAGATTGGTATAGATTTTACTTTTTCATTTTTAGTTGGTTGTATTAATTAGGTTTTAAGTAGATTGTTTCATTGCAAAAAGAAATCCCCACTCGGCTGTGATAGCTGGGTGGGGATTATGGGTTATTTATTTCATGAATGCCATCCAAATAGTTTGGTTCTTGATGGTGGTACGGTGCCCGAATATAGGTTTGTAATCGGTGATTGCCTTTAGCACATCACTAACCTTTATCTGTTGCTCGTTCCACTTAAAAATGAGTGTTCCGTTTGTTTTCATCACCCTCATGCCCTCATGGATAGAATCGTTGATGAATGCTTGCCAATTTTCGGGCAGCTTACCATATTTCTTGCATAGCCAATCTAATCTTCATACGCTACTTCTCCTATCAAACTTATTGACAATAAAAGACCACCCAGAGCTTTCAACGATAGCTCTAAGAGAATAATTAATACGTCCAGTATCATCTACACATTTAAAACCGCATAAAGAATCATCCCATTCTACTATGGCTACGTTTCCAAGATGTGGGTTTTTTATCATATCGCCTTCCCAAATTTCATTGCCTTTGCAGTCTTTTAGCCCTGTGAATTGGCAGACGGTAGAAGGGTAAACGTCTGTTATTCCATCTTTTAGGTGGTCTCCACCTATGCATACCCTATTTCCAATATGCACTAAATCACCTTCAACCCATTCGCATGAATTAAGTTTCTTAGCCTTAAACTTGATATTTTCCTGTTTCATATTTATATGTTTATATAAAGTCTAAATAGACTATTGTTTTTACTTTATTAACTTTGTTATTGTTATTGTTATTAAAATACTCGAATCATTTAGAGTATCAAACTCTGTTAAGGTAAACCTCTAGCCAAACATTAACAAATAAAACAATGGAACAGCAATGAGATTTACAAAGCCCCTTAGTTGCCGCTTAGGGGCTTTTTCGTGTACCGCAGTTTAGAGGTTTTGCGGTATTCCAGCTATCGAATGGTAGTGAACTTAACATTGTTTGATTATGACAAATGATTCAAAAACAAACGGGAAACGTCTAATCTTTCGTCCTTACGTTGTTAGGGATGGTAAGATTATCCGTCCCATCATACACGCATCCCTCACACATCAAAGTAGGGTCTGGAACTGTCTTAATCATAATTCTATTCTTTTTACCCTCTCCTGTAAAAGGGAGAGGGTGGTTAGCTAATTATTTCGTAAATTCTATCATATATTGTGCAAACACAGAGCCTACATAGCATAATGTCATAAGTATTGCTGCAACTGATGCAATTACAATATCCACTGTTCTCAACTTCGGTGTTGCTGACCAAAATATTGCACTAACTATCAAAAAGATAGTTCCTAAAATTGTTAATAATGCTACCATATTTCTATCTATTTATATCATTGCGGATGGTGAATAAATCACAACACAATCATCAAATACTGATACACTATCAACATTCATGGGGTTCCCATTCTCTTGTGTACCATGAGAATATGGGAAGTAGACTTCCATAGTCTTATCCTCAATCTTTGATAATTCGTTAATCAATTCTTCTACTGTCATATTCTATCTTTTATGCCCGAAGGCGTTAATCACCATATTTATATAATTCTTCTTCACCACTTGAATCATACCCACAACAAGGGCAAACCCATCCATCTATTATAACGGATTTTTTACACTTAGGGCATAAACCTCTGACATAACATCAAAGATAAATGTTTCCATTAGATTCTACCCTTTCTTTTTCTAAGTTCTAACATTCTTCTAGTTCTACGGCTTTCCTTGCCACTATGAGGGTTGCCAGCGAGTTTAAGATGTGGAATGACTATCATAATCATAGTCATTTTCACCTTTAATAATGATTGTCATACTTACTCCTCCTCTTTAGTTTCATACTCCTGTTGTAACTTCTTGACCTCGCTCACGAACATGCTGACATCAATATCACAATCAATTACCTCTTGATGGTTTTTGATGGCATCATCTATCAGATGGGTGCATTCTTCGGTAAAACCACAGATACGATCACCTTCGATGGTGTAGAGATACTTGTGTGTGTTATAGTAAGCACACTGGCAGAGAGATAAGCCCTCTGAGTTGAGGCGGTCCCGTACATCGGGATTGTTAATGCGAAGGACCACCATCTTGCCTTTACTAGAATAGTACTTGCGGTATTTGATGCGGTCTGCAACGATGATTGCTATAGCTACCAACCACAGGATAGATAGCACAATGATAACATCTGTTTGAATTGTATTCATAACTTTCATTTTATTTAATTGTTTATCTTAAGTCGGTCATTCTTCCAGGCTTTTGGATATTCAGTTCCTTATTGACATCGTGGAGGCTGACGGATGGTAATGTATGCGTATCGGGGTCTAAACCCTTCGACTTGCAGTAGTTTCTCCATGCCTCTATGCCATGAGGTTTCTTTGCATCCTCTATCGCTTTCAGGCGCTCTTCTTCTTTTCTGCGCTCGTCCTCTACCCTTCCACGCTCTAGCAAAAGTTCTTTTTCGTATGAATCAAGTGCTATCATTAAATCTTGCGGATTGATAGTAGTGCTGCGAGACTTGTCTTCATATTCATGCTTATACTGATACAGTTTTCCATACTTACCTTCCATTATTCGAATAAAGGCGTAGTCGAGTTCAGTTGTAGTCCAATAATAGTACTTTGTGCATAATCTCGTTGCAAGCATATGTACCTGAAACTCCGTGACTATATCGAAGACTCCAAGAAAAGTAAATAGTTCTATCAGCCTGCCCTTTACCCATCCGACAAGTGAGCGCAAGCCACCTTGCTTCCGAACGCTAAGCAAGGTGGTTTTACTTTTACATATAGCACTCGTAAAGGAAGATGGTCGGACATAGTTCGGTTTATCCTTGATAATCGGAACCAAGGATTCTTGCAGCCTTTGCTGTGAGATTGACATCTCGTTGTTGTTCATAACCTTGCTTTTGGATAATTTCGTCATTCCAACACTCACCATTAAGATAAGTGAGTGGGTCTTTTCTGTACACAGGGTCGGGCGTGGATGCTACGTAAGGTGGTGTAGCTTTCATACAAGCTACCTTATCGTTAAGGCTTAACTTCTTCCACTTAGCCTCTGCCTTCTTGCGGCCTCGTTTTTTATTGTAGGCATTCCACCATTCTTCAAAATGCGGTTCGAAGACCAACATCTGTTCTTGCTCTTCTTCAACCTCTAAGTCTACCGTCTCCACTTCGGCATGATTGCCGAACAACTCAGAATGCTTGTAATACTTACCCGTAAGCGCCCATCTTGCACCGGCTACAAAAGCATCTTGCAGGGGTTCTCTTTCCGAATATTTATTTGCCTCCGAATGGATTTCCTTTAACGTTTTCATAAGCTATATGATTTTGATGATTTATACCCAACCGGCACCCGAGTTCTCGAGTTCTCGCTTGCAATACTGCAATCCTACCTGATCATCGGGTTCCGGAATCATGATGCTGCGGACATTTGCGTAATCTATCACGTTTCGGATAACGCTGCTAGCCTCTGCTGTATTAAGGGAAGTGAGAGGCTTGTATTTGCGGTTACCTGTCTTATCTACCTCATCGGTATAGAAGATGTAGCTGCAAACGTTGCGCTGAATATCACGAAGCGTTTCATAGAAGGTCTGCCCTAACTTTAGGGCGAGATAGCTAATCATGAAGTGAAGATAACTGGACTGCTTATCGGTCTGAATGGGGTGAAACTTCTTTAATTCGATATTATACCCACATTCTTTGGCTTTTTGAACTTCCTTCGCGATTCTCAGATAGTCGCGAAGATCATTAGGATTGTATACACTCATATTATTATAATTACATTAGATTGATTACCAAACCCTTGCAAGCATAGTCGGTTGGAACACCGAGGACCTGCTGGAATTTGTTTACGGCAACATAGGGGTTAAGATGGCGTGCTGAACCATGAATGAGGACAATGCGCTTGGCGGTATTGGCTGCCTTGCATTCATTGAGATACTCGATAGAGTGAGCCAGACTCATGTGGGAAAGACGGATGCGGTCGGCTTGGCTGACTATCGTCTTGCCTTCGTTTACGGCTTTCTCTAGGAGAGAATCATCATAGTTGCATTCTGCCAAGAAGTAGCGGCACCCTTGAACTACATTTTCCATATTGTAGCAATCGGTGAAGAACATCATAGTTCCCATTTCCGGATGATGAATGAGGAAAGAGAAACAAGGCACATCGTGTTCAACCTTCATCGGGGTTATGCTGAAAGCACCTAGATGATAGGTCTGTTCTTTAATCATACCTTTTACTCCCTTGCATTTCTCGGATAACTCTTCGGTAGAGTAAGCATCGATTCCTGCTTTCAGAAAGTCTTTGGCATTTTTTGCATGATCGCCTTTCAGCCGTGGGAGTGACTGATAATCACTCCCACGCATTTTGATGTTTTGAGGTTTGCAACTTTCTTTACTTCCTGCAACGGACGACCTGCCTCTATACAGAGCTGCTGACCATCGCTAGCCTCCAGCACGTAGGCATTGCCAAGACTATTGCTATTTACGACTATTAACTTCATACTTAACTTTCTACTCCAATACGACTCTCAAATGACAATGATGGAAAGTAACTACTCATTTACAACTTCCCAATCGTCTGCAAATACATCACTAGACGATGGCACCCAAGAATCTGCTCTGCCATCTGGATTGATGATAAGCATCTGATTGGTGTAGTCAATGTGAGGATTCTCACGCTTCATCAGAATGTCCTTAGCAATCTGTGGCAATGACTGCATCTTAGGAATGATGTCACCTGTAATGTGGGAAGGAACCTGCTTCACGATAAACAACCCCTTACCATTCCATCCCTTGCGTCTTACCGCAAGACCTGCCTTCAATAAGTCAATAGCACCACCGAAGTTAACAGAGCCTACTTCACGATAGGCTTTCTCAAACACACTCTTAGGAGACCAAGACTTATATCCGTTCTCATACTCTACCAAATAGCCATTTTCCTCAATGGCTGATTGTGTAAGTTCTCTACCAAGCACTTTCTGTGCTTCTGTCATAGTCATAGGCTCTGCCATAATAACTTTTGTTCCAATATACTTTTTCATAATAAAACTTATTTTTATTTTAACTCAAACTAAACTTCTGACCCTGTGGCTGCTCATCATGTGCTTCTTCGGCATTCTCGACTTCGCCTGTATCAGCATTGACCGTAATAACGTTCTTTGCCTCGGCAAACTCCTCATCACGCTGAACGATGGCAGAAGGAGCCTCATCAAGGTTTGTGATGTCATTTGATTCGATAGAGAGTTCTCCCCACTTCGACAGGAGTCTTCTGAGAACAGTCTTGATGGCCATACTTTCGAAGTTGGAATACCATCCTACGCCTTCGCCACTTCCGTTGGCAGCCTGCTTGAGAGCCATTTCCTTCAATTTCTCAGCATCAACCTTGTCGCTGAACTTGACGGTAGGACTATACTGCTTTGCATACCGGCATACCTCATCAAGGGTCATGTAGAGAAGTTTGGTAAGACCATCCTTCTTCTTGAAGTAGGCGAAGTAACCGATTGGAGTATTTGAAATCTGAGCACCCGAAAGGTCAAGCTTTCCTGTAACCTTGTCGTAATGGTTGAACTCACCTTCGTATACGACATCAGCGTTGATTGTCTCGTACTTGCCAGTACGCATAGCCAACTGGAGATAACCCTTTGTACCGATAACGAGCGTAGGAGTCATTACTCCTTTGTTCTTGAACGGAAGGAGATACGCCTGCCCTAACTGCTTATTGAGAGGCAAGCGAAGGGAGGCTGCTTTCAGAGCCTCAGCCATCAAATCATTCGGTTTGCACTGGAGCAACTTTTCATCGGATGAAAAGATTTCCATGAGTGAGGTACAGAAAGCACCTTTGTTCTCCTTGAGTGAACTCTGCAACAGGCTTTGGTAATAACTATTGTTCATTACCGCCTGAAAATTCTTAACTGCTACTGCCTTCTGAGAAGGCTGTGCTTTTGCTACTGCTGTTTCTGCCATAATTACTTCTCCTCTTCTTTATGATTGATTAATTCCTTAGCGATACCAGCCAAGGCAATTGTTCCAAAAGCAAGATTGATTTCACCACTTTCCGGAAAAAGTTCTTTTGGATCAACCTCTACTCTATCGTGGTTATCTAACCACTTATTTATTCGGTCCGAATTCGTTCCGTCCTTCGTGCCTCCTCCTAACGCTAGAGTACCCTTGATAAGGTCTTTGCCAACCAATATTTCTAATTTTAAAGTTTCTGCCATGATTTTTATTTACTTATATGTTTGATTAATTCTTCTTTTGTTTTAAACACTTCGCTTTCTTTTCTTGTTGGGAAAACTGCGAACTTATACTGAATAGAGCAAGGTGCCTCGCCTATCTGCTGAAAGAATACACCCACGATGTTTGCACGTCGGATTTTGTACTCATCGAGCAGATAGACTGCATCACCTATATCGAACTTAGTCTTGATTTGCATGATGAATATCAATCCATTGTTGCCAGAGCGAAATACTCAACCTTCAGTTTGTCATCCTTTGATACTACAAGACGGATTTGCTGACCTCCTGTACTGAGCGGATGGTTAACACTTTCGCATTCGTCTAGCACGACAGGAACCGATACATCATAGAACTGTCCGATAGTGCGCGCGATGTCGATTCCGGCATTCACCTTGGCAGCACCATTGAGGCGGCTGTAAGGTACACCATTGTGATAACATTCGCAATAAGGCTTTTTCTCACCATCGAGTTTTGGTAGGAACAGACTCCATTTTACGAAACGGAAGTGCTGATTTACCTTATCTTCGAGAGCCTTGCAAGACAACTGATAGAACTCATTGGTGATGTTGAGTTTATCATCAATATCATCAAGCTGATCCTGGAAGATGGCTTTATCCTTCTGCGCTGCTTCGATATGCGTCATTGTGTTGTCGTAAGATGCTTTTGAGGCGAGGAGTTCGAGGACTTCATCGTATCTGTCTGCGAGCGGCTTTCGCTCTTCAGCGAGTGCTTGAAGTAACTTGTCGTTATCCTCGTTGCTATCTGATGGTTTATCGAGTTCTGTCTGCAACTCACCAATTTCTTTCACGACCTGCTGATACACTTCCTTAGAGGCGAGAATCTCCTCGTAGGTGCTAGGAGCATCTGCATCAACTTCTGCCTTATGCTTTTCGGCATCTTTGAGCGCCTGATGAGCCTTGACGAGTTGGTTTGTGGTGGTCTGACGATCATCATTCAGTTTATCCAACTCTTTGTTGAGTTCGGTGTATGCGCTTTGGAGTTTGGCAAACTCATTGTTGAGTTCCTTCATATCCTCTGCCTTGCGAGAGTTAAACAGGTTCTGAGATTCCTGTTTAAGGAATTGAACATCACCAAGAGGGAGAGCCTGACCGCAATGAGGACAGAAACCTTCCTTATCATCCCATTTCCAAGTGCGCTTGGCAATCTCATCGCTACGCTTGTTTAAGTCGCTAACCTTCTTCTTGCACTCTTCAATCTGAGCGTTTATCTGAACCTCGGTGGTAGAATAGCCACTCATAACTGCTTTGAGGTTTTCAACCGTAGATTCTGCCTTATTGAAGGCTGCGTTGGCGTTGAGAACATCGCTTTGGTGCTTGGTCATGTTATCGGTATACTTCTTGTCTGCGCCCTGCTCCATCATTCGCTTGCGCTTTTCGGCAAATTCAATTTTCTTGCGGATTCCGTCAAGGTGAACTCTGTCTGCTCCACCGGTGCGAATCTGCTGAATCTTGTTGTCTATCTCCACCAGTTTCTCTTTCAGCTCAGCCTTTTCTTTCTCTAGAGCCTTCCAATCCAACTTTGGTGGAAGGGTCTTGTCGAGTTCGGCAAGTCTGATAGGGACCGCATCGAGTTCCTTCTGAACTTCTGTACGCTTGTGCTTGAGGTGGTGAAGGATGGCATCAATATCTTTCTGTTTGAGAAGTTCAACAAGATAATCATACTTCTCTTCGCCCTTCGTGATGTCTTCGGCAGAAATGTCACCTGCCAAAGACTGAAGGAATGCACGCTGATTCTGCCAAGTCATACCAAGGAACAGATTAGGACAGATGCACCACGAAAATGGGTCTTCTTGGAAGATGTCGTTAACTACGTTGCTGAAATCTCCGGCGGTAGTCAATTCTCCATCTACATAGTACTTGAAGGTGTTGGTGCATTTATCACCTTTCCACTTATCGGTCAGAACTCGCTTTAACGAGATTTCATCACCATCTACCAACATAACCAACTCGGATGAATGCTCTATCTCCTTGATAATATTGTGATTCTCATCGAAGGTTTTGATGTCGAGCTGCATGCCGTTGGTATCAGTACCGAATAATGTGTACATGATGGCGTTGCCGATAGTGCTCTTGCCTCTTCCGTTGTCTCCCGAGATAACGGTTAAGTCTTCTCCAAAATCGAAGACTCCGGCACGGATGCCACAGAAATTGTGCAGTTTAAGTGTCTTGAATAGGATTTTCTTCATTTTTATCTTTGTTTAAAGTTTCTTCTTTTTCTCTCAGTTCCTTATCGTATTCCTCGAATGCTCTTGCTGTAGCGTAGGTGAACTGGTCGCTATTACGCATTGCGTTCAGGATAAGGTTTTTGAGGTCTTCGGGCGATGCGTGCATGAATGCGTATGCCTTCGGAATGTTCCTGTCACCCATGAGGACGATGCATCGAAAATGCTTTGCCTCATCCCCCATCTTGTCAACTATATCAAGTACCTTCTTGATATGATTGAAGAAATTCTGTCTGATATTCTTTTTCATGATTTCGTTTTTTAAAAACCTACCTATCCTCACGGACGAGCAGGAAAAATAAAATTTAAATTCAAAAAAATAACGCTAAAAACTAATTCTTATCTGTTGATCCTAAACCGCTACGAGTGCCGGTTACCTTGCCAAGTTCCAAGTTAGTATCTGGAACGTAAGTGAAGGCACCCTGGCAGATGCGTTGGGAATAAGGAATAACGAACTTGAAACCGAGCAGACGCATGATGCGATGCTTTAACCTCCATCTGCCCGACTTGACGATGGCATGGACTTCTTCGCCATAGCCGCAATCAATCAAACCAAGAATTACATCAAGGTTTGCTCTAACCTTGCCTAGATAGTCGCCATGAAAGAGCCATGAAGGGAAATAAACATCTAACAACATTCCTTTGCCCGACATGCCACTACGTGGCTGAATCAGCAATTTCATATTTGAAGGAAGTTGTATCTTGAACCCGAGCGGAACGTAAAAGCGTTTGTTTGGAAATACTTCCGTGTCCTTGCTGCAATGAAGGTCGTAAGCGGCATCCGTCTCATACGCCTTTGTTGGGAAACACCCATGTGTTACCAATTCTACATTGATTTTTGTACCTGATTTACTCATTATTATATATATAAGTTTATGATTTACTTCTCGATTAATGGTAAGACATTATGTTTCTTCAACCTTTCATACAAGAAGAGTCTGCCTTTCTGAGTCCACTTTGTGTGCATCACAGAATCGGACGAACCATCCTTATGCTCGATAGAAATAGTATCTGACTGCACATAACCGCTTGGAAGATACTTAGCATAGAGAATCCATTGACCGCCTACCTTGTGCTGAATGCCAAAGTTTCTGAGTAGAATATTAAAAGACTTGGCTGATTGTCCGTAGTCTTGTGCTATCTGAGTTGTCGTGACGGTCTCCTTGCTCGCAAGAATTTTGTCAACATAGGTAACCTTCGGCTGCATGGTTGCTATTGTTCCACTTAGCTCAACAATTTCTTTCGAACTTGCTGCAAGTTGTCTTTCCTGTTCTTCAAGTTTCTCTGCTTGGTCTGCTGCGAGTCTCAAAGCTTCAGCGAATGTTGTGGGAACTTTAGTTACCGATACTTCCTTGGTTTCCAACTCTTCCCAACGAAGAATCAGCTTTGCCCTTGCCTCATCATTGAACTTGGTAGCAACATACAGGCATTCGGTCTTGCTGAGTATATAGCAAGGTCTGTCTTGATTGTTGGCATCCTTGTAAGAGCCGAGCGGAAATTTCCGTTGGGCTATTTTCTCCCAAGCTGGCTCCATGTTCCTGATAGATTCAAGTACATCAGAGTGCCGCTTACCTGTAATCTCAGCTATTTCTAGCGAGGTCATGGTTTCTCGTTTCATGATTTCACTTCCATTCATCATAATTCTTTTCTATTTTAAGTCGTTCAACTTCCTTTTTGTAGAACTCGATGAGTTCTTGCAGTTCGAACAGAGACCAATTCTTAGCTTGGCGATGTTTCCATTCTAGCAGTTCCATTTTCTTTGAGCCAAGTTTCTTTTCTAGATACTTGCCCAAGTATATCAGATGAGAGCTATTGAATCTGTTATCATATTGGCATTCGATAGTCACGTTGTCCGGATCAAATCTCGTTGCCATGTGAATGCGCCCCCAATAATGGCTTGCGTCGCCTTTTGAGAAAGGTAAGATACGCCTACAAGTTGGGCATTGAAACACGCCTTCATCGTTTACGTCACGAAGTCTTATGTAGAGTGAAAACCATCTATCGAGCTTCTTAATAAGTGCTGGCTTGCTAAGTCCGGCCTTTGCCTTCTTCTTTTCCTGTTCCTTCTTGGCTTTATCCCAAGGAGTCTTCTTTATAGGTATCCTCTTGAGAGGAGTTTTTCTTTTTAAACCCATATTGCATGTAATTATCATTTGTAAAGTTTGAATACTCGCCCTCGGGCTTTCCGAGGTCTGAGGACATATTTTTAATTTTAGAGTTGAGAATATAAATTTTCCTCAGATTTGACTCGAAGATGCCCAAGGGTGCCCAAGGGTTTCTTTCGAGTTCTCTGTATATTTCGAGAACCTTTCTCCGGTACTTGTGGAGAGTAGGTTCGGATAAATCTATCATAAGCCATTGATTTTGAAGTTTAAGAAAAACCTGCCTATCCTCACGGACGAGCAGGAAATAATCAAAATTTTTCTAAACAATGTTTGCTGCCGCTGCAGCGAATAATCATACACAACAAAAAACTATATAATAGTCCACCTGTAGGATTCGGACCCAACTTCCCGATTTGATAAGAATGTATTAAGGATTTACTCAAAACAGTTTCGGGCGTGCTTACCAATTACACCATCGGTGGATAACGGCGTCATGCGCTACCATGAATTTAAGAGCCATACTCACCGCTTTAGCTATCAGTCAGTAAAGACTGATGCTAGGGGACGCGGACTTATAGAAATAATAATCGCGCATTCCCTTATAATGACTTAACACTATTCGACTTTACACTTTTCCAATATGTCAAAGAACTTATGTCCAAAAAGGGCAATGGGATTGTTCCGGAAACTGCTATATATAATAAGGTATAAAACGAAAGGTGCTGGTAGAATGCTCGACCACAACATTTCCTTATGGTTCGTGGCGCATGAATTCAACGCAAACAACTTATATTGCCACTGGGTCTATACCGCTCCACACCTAACGATTCCAAGAAATATTATAATAACAATATCCAAAACTATTTTGGGGATTCGAGGCGAGTTGAACGCCTTTGCTCGGGTTTCCCCGCTCACTCCGAGTGAGCTAGCTCGATTCCCATGTATCACTCCTATGCTCACGCACAAGAGTGAATTGATAGTCTACAAACAAGAAAAAGAACTTTTCTTAAGCAATCGTTTAACTCTATGCTCACGCATATCCAATTTAAAACGCATTTTGTCTGAATAACTAATCTAAAAGCTCAACAGCCAAATATTTCACACATTTACACACTCACTAGTTGTGGCACCTTAACAAGCTCTGCTCCGTAGCGATTCAGAGCACAGGAACGAATGTCCTGAGCCTGTTGGCTATTACTCCGGTAAGCAAGAGCATTGTAGACAGTAGTCTTGCCACAACCAAAAATTTTCATGATTTTAGGAATTCTATCTTTATCAATCAATATTTTTTTTGTTTTTACGACTTTATTCATATTATTTTTTGTAAATTTGCACCATAAATAAGTTTTGAACGAGTTTTGTTCTCGTTTACGGATGCAAAGATACATGTTTGTAGACAAATATCCAAGGATATAGGCATTAATTTATAGTTAATTTACTTATTTACACAAATATAAACACTAGCAGTATAGAAGGATTAAGAGATAGAATCAACGAGGTAAGAGACCATTACAGGCTGACTAACAGAGGGTTTGCTGACGCTATCGGGGCAAAACCTGCTGCTACGAACAATTATTTGAACGGCACAAAGGAGCCTTCAATGGAGTTTATAAACAGAATACTGACTACATACGTAGACATATCAGCAGATTGGCTACTTTGTGGCAGAGGCAGTATGTTTTACGATGCAGACAAGCAGACGGACGAAAAACTGCTGAAAGAACTAGCAGAAACAAAAGTAAAGTTGCTAGTACAGGAAGGAGTGGTTAAGGAGTTAAAGCAAATCATCAGCGAGAAGATTGCTGAAAGAGACAAAAGCCTAGTTGGCTAATACGATAAAGGGGGTGTGTCATAAGTCTATGGCGCACCCTCTTTTATGTTATTTATTGTATAATCCTAGAAGTATCGTAGCCTATTCCAAAAAGGGAATCATATAATATCGTCTGCAAATTTTACTTTTTCCGATCTTCTCTATTATAAACAGGCAGGAAGTTCACAAAAGGGCATAGTTATCCCTGACGATAAAAAAACAAAATTGAGTT